TTATCGCTGAGGCTTCGGCGCCAACGAGCGAATGAATGCCACCTGTTCCGGAGTCTTGATATCGAACTCGATAATCCAGGCCTGACGCAGCAGCCGCGGAGGCAGCTCAGCATATGCTTCGTAGTGCTGGAACCCGGAAAGTTGGAAGGTGCTCTCGCCCACCCAGTCCAATTCGCAGTCATGCAGCACCGCACCGGATCCGTAGGGGTTGTCAAAAATGGCGTACGGCACGTGGCGATTCAAATGCTCGTTTAGCGCTTCACCAGCGGCGAGCTTACCCTCGCTGACATAGGACGGCCGGTCCATCACTTGGCGACGCGGCAATGCCACGCCTCGATCATAGGATCCGCGCATCCGGTAGCCCACCGCGTGGAGCGGCTCGTCCAACTTGCACATCCAGGACTGCGCCGCGTGGACCGGGCCGCACTCCTCGGCGGTGATATCCACGCCCTGGAGCACGAACTCGAAGCCTTTCAGCCACACCAGCTTGATGTTGGCCAGCTCCGCGACGATTGCTTTTGATCCGGGTGCGTAGAGGCGCGCGACTTTCGTCGGTCGGCGCTTGCCTTGGTCAGTCACTTCGGTCACCAGCAACTCAAACGGTGCGGGTGTCCCGCTAAGCCGAATTGGCTCTGGCAGAAACTCGCCGCCGTTTCGCCGTTTTAAAATCCAGGCTCTCACCTCAACCTCACAGAATACTGTATGTAAATACAGTGTATCAAAACATGTGATTATTTCGCAATACTTAATTTTCAGGAAGTGAATGACTTGACCACCACAGCGTTATCGCTTAATGTCATCACATGAAAAAACAAATAAAAAACTTACTAAATTTTTTTGAAATGGGCCCACAAACGGAGCTATTTAAAACACCATTGTTTCTGGTGTTAGGAGTGATGCCATTCTTCGCAGGTCTTGGAGCATTTTTATGTATACTCTTAAATGAAGCAATTTTCTTACCGTTTAAGTTTAGTAGTGAAGGGTTTAGGAATCTGGCTGATCTATATACGATTCCGGCAGCTTTCATTGCGGTAGGATTAAGCTTGGCAGGGCTCTGCGCTCTAAATTTGACCTCAGTTCAGACGAGGGAGCAAATTAAACAGTCGATTTCTCAAAACAATCTATCCAATTATTTTAAGCATGCGGAAGAGTTCGCAACGTTTCTGGCAGGAAAATCAGACCTTCCTATAACGCACATGTCAGCGAGGGAGCATCATAGGCAAATTTTCCCCAACGCGATGAAAGGCGATTTTAGCGTTGACCCACGAACGCTTACTGGATTTGATTATAGTTTGAAGCAAATACGCGCCAAGGTTGAAGACCTAAACGAGTCTGCGGCCAGTGGAAATCAAATGAACATGCCTCACCACGGTGGGCACCCTGTTGTAGGTCTGCTCTGGGATATCAACACCATGTCCAATTTATTTGAAATAAGAGCAGTAAAGCGTAAGGTTTTCATAAACCCCAGAAAGCCAGAAGGCGCAATGGGCAGCCTTTTCGATTTATTCCACGAGGCTTTTGCCATTGTGAATCTAATGGACTCTTTTTTTCAATTTTCACCAGAATACAAACAGCCTGAGAGTTTAAAATTTTTCTTAAGGATAGAATTTTCAAAAATTTCCACGGAGAGAATTGCAGATGTTAGATATGCCTTTTCTATACCTATGAGAGAAGTCCCGGTTTAAGTTGCGCAACCCGCTAAAGATGCTGCCAATGCCGCCTCATAGCGACGCCCGCGCACCCAGTCCCGAGCCAGCGCCAAAATTTTTTCACCGTCCGCCGCATCCAGTGGCAGTTTATCGAACTCGTAGGCCGGCACGGCTGAAACCTCTTTTACGCAGGGCGTGTGCACCGGCACTTCGACGATCTGCGTCGGATACGGCACGGCGGCACAACCCTGCACCAGCGCGCAAGAAATAGCTACCAGCAGCCCAGGCAGAATCGCGTATTCATGCGGCCTACGGGCGAGCTTAATGCCCGCATGCGGCCACCCTATGCTTGCATTTTTCATCGCACACTCTTCAATAGCTGGTTCACGAATGGCATGGCCTCGTCGCAGGTAGTGGCGCGCACGCTGGACAGCTGAGCCTGCGCAACATCCAGGCGCCGGCCGGCGGCGGCAGCGGCGGCCCGAGCGGCATCGCCGCGCGCCTGGGCCTGCGCGGTGGCTCGCTGCATCGATTCCACCGCGCTGTTCTGGATGCCGATCGAGGTGCGCAGCTCGGCGCCGACGCCCTGCTCCACCACCAGCCTGGCCAGCGCCTGGTCGCGCGCTGCCGCTGCCAGCCACCAGCCCGTGCCGGCGCAAGCAGTCACCACCAGCAGCAGGGCGGCCAGCACCACAGTCGCCGCCTTCCAGATGCCGCCGACGATGGCGCCGCCAGCAAACTTCAGTGCATCCATGATCAACTCCAATCGGGTATAGGAACGGTCTGGCCAGCCAGCGCGTGCGTGCAATCGTCGAGGAACTGGATCTGGCCATCGGTCACGAACGAATGGCACACGCCGCACTTGAACGGCGACTTGCGGCCGGTGCGGGCCTCGTAGTTGCACCAGCACTCGTTCTTATCGCCATCCATGTGGTGCCCGTTGCGGGCGAGGACCGAGGGCGTGAACGTCGGCCGCGCCGGGTCGCCGTTGTAGCCCCAGATAGGCCGCTGGTGGCCGTCGGCGGCAGGGCCGACCGGCAGCACGTGCACCTCGCCGCACCCTGGGCAATCGAACGCCACCTGGTTGTCACTCATCGGCGCGGCCTTGATGCCGACACTCACGACACACCCGTCAGGCACAGGCTGCGCTCAGCGGCCCGGCGCTTGGTAAGGCCCGGCAGCGCCACCATGGCGCCCAGCACGCGCGCCTTGTCCCAGCGAGGCAGCTGGTTGCACGCGCCGACCAGGTCGCCGGCGTACAGCATGCGCGCGGCCGTCGAGCTGGCGCGGCTGCAAACCAACGTCGGGCCCAGGTTGAATACCGCGTCGGCGAAGGCGGCCAGCACCGGTACCGGCAGGCCTGGCACGCAGCGCTCGACGGTAGCCACCGCCTTCTGCATGTCGGCCGTCAGCAGCGCGCGGCATTCGTCCATCGAGTACAGGCGCTTCGCCACCACGTCGGCGCCGGTGTGGCCGTAGCACACAGTCAGGATGCCAGGCGGGTCGTAGTAGGCGATCTGACGGATGCCTTCGGCAGGTACGGCGATGATCGTGGCCAGCACCGCAGCTGCGGCGGCGCGCTGTTTAGGCGTTGTTGCCATTGGCGCTTCCCGACAATTCACGTTGCGCCACCAGGCGCGCGATCGCGGCCGACATCGACACCACCGAAGCGATGCCAGCGAACACGCCGCCCGGGATGCCGGCCGGCTGCACGAACTGCACACCCACCTCCAGGCCACCGAGGATGGCAGCCAGGATGCTGAATTTCATGGACCAGGCCCGGGTCATCACTGCGCGCCAGTCTTCGATCAGTTCAAGTTTCATATCAGCCTTTCAGTTTGAAGATTCCATACAGCGCGCCGACGGCGCCTGCGATCGCAATAACCCACCGCGCGGGGCGCTCAAGCCAGCCCAGCACGCGCACGCCGCCGCGCATGCTGTTCATGTATTCCGCGATGTCTTTCAGGGATGGGATGTCCAACTGCGCCAATTGGCCCAGCTGCTGCTTGATGGCCTCGATCCCTTCGGCAGCCTCGCGGCTGAACGAAGTGTTCGCGGCCAGGTTGCCCTTCATGGCATGCACATCGGCGGCCAGCTTGCCGACAGCGTCCTCGACGCGCCCGATGCGCTCCTCCATCTGCACCATTCGGCGCTGGTTGTCGCCATGACGGGCGCTTTCTACTGCTTCATCTGCTGGCATATCTTCCCTTTCGTGGGACGTAAAAAAACCCGCCGGAGCGGGTTGTGGTAAAGCGAGTGGTGCTTATGCGACCTTGACGATGATCCGGGCGCGGCCGTCGTCCTCAATGGCGATCACTCGGCCGATGGCGCGCATGTACTGAGCGAGGGTGATGTCGGCCTCGTCGATGCTCAGGCCGGTGATGCCGTCGCCAGCCCGGACCGGCACGATGAACTGGCCGGGCGTGGCGCCTTGCAGGTTCACCGGCACCTGGCCTGCGAATGCGATGCGGTCGACGGTCTGGCGGGCCGTCTCGAGCGCCTCATCAAATTCTTGCTGCTCTACCAGGACTGCGGACAGCGCAGCTTCAAATTCCTCTTGCACTTCTCGGTAGGCGGCATGCGCTTGTGCCCACTGCGCGTCGGTATCGCCATCCTGCCGCACCGGTACTGTGGGCGCCACAGGCGTTTGCGGGCGCGCGCCAAGGTTCGCCGCCCAGGTGTCGCCTCCTACCATGCAAGGGCTGGTGGATTTCACCGCGAACGAGATAGCCAATTCCCATTCGTCAGTGAGATGGCCGTCTGCGGCGATGCCGATGATCTGACCAGGCGCCACCGTACCGCAGTTGGCTGATTTTGCCATGTACTCGGCGTAATCGGCGCCACCGGCGTTGAGCGTTCCGGCGGCATTCAGGCTGCGGCCGTTGCCCGTGTTCACCGCTAGGTTCAACGCCGTGCCGTTCGAGCTGCCGTAGGCTCCGGAGCAGACCGCGAAATACGCGCTATTGGCTGCCCGCAACTTCACCACGCCCTGTTGCTCGGTATTTTCGACCCCAGCATAGATAACACCTGGGGCAGTAAAGCTGGTCCCCACGCGAACGGTCCCGTCCCCCTGAATTGCGAGCAGGGTGGGGGTGTATTGTGCCGACTCGGTGTCATAGGCCTTAATTTCAAGGCGGTAGCCTTCCTTTTGGGGAGAGCCATTCCCTTGACTGGTTAAAAAACTCCAGCATCCTGCCCAGTTGGCGGGGGTCTGCGTTACGCCCAGGCGAAACGGTTCGGACGTCGTTCCGGCAGCAGCGTTTGAAGTAGCTGGAGGCGCAGTCAAGAAACTCGCAGAAATGCCGGTGCCCAGGAACAGGGTGCCGGACATACGCCCGCCAGTCAGCGGCACCGCGTTATAAGGGCCGGCCGCGAACGCATCCCACATCTGGTTCAGCACCTCGATAAAGTTGAGCATGCCCGCTTTGAATTTGTTTGCCATTATTAATACCCTTCGATTTGAAGTGGTGCGGAGTAAATGTTGAAACTCGATGCGCTGATAGCGTCGAGGTTGGTGATGCGGCCGTAGACCATGTGCTGCTGCTCCAGCACCGGATCGGCATTCTCTGGGAACAGGCTGCACAGCAGCGGGCGAACCGTGCCGCACTCGTCCACGATACGGGCCAGCCGCGCGCGGTCGGCCGGCGTCAGAAACTCCAGGTTGATGTTGAGCAGCTTGTGGCGTGTGCCGACGTTGGTTTTCGCGCCGCCGGCGGCTGTGCGGTACCCCTCGCTGGTATCCACCTGCGTCAGGCTGGCGCCGTAGCTCGCGTTGTATTCCGGCGCCCAATACATGCCGGCGACCAGGCGCGACACTTCGAGGTAGCCGTCAGGGTTGTCGACCGACGAAAGGTCGATGACCAGCTGACGAACGCTGACCGGCTCAAACCAGGCCACGCCATCCGAGCCGCCGCCGCGCGCCCAGGTGTTCACACCGCCCCATTTGTAGCCGTTCCAGCCCAGCGGCAGGTAGCCGAACGGAGAAGCGCCCAGCGGCGCCTCCGGGCATGGAAGCATCAGGCCAGTGTCGAGCACCGGCACCGCGTCGCCCAACCGCTCATAGCCTCGCACGCGCATGCGCGCCGAGCTGTTCATGTTCGTGCGCATCGGCGCCACACAGCCGATCAGTTCGGCTGTGGGCCACGTGGCCGTGATCGTCACTCCGGTACCGGTGGCGCGCAGCACCGCCGACCGCTCGTCGCGCTGCAGGTTGGCCGGGCCCAGCGTGCCGGCCTGGCTCGACGCCGTCAGCACCGCGCGATCGATGGCATTGTCGTGGAGGATTCGTAGGTTGTTCAAGGTAAAATCGCCCCCTCAAGGATGAAATATGCGCACCGGTTATAGGTATCACCGTTACTGCCGTCCCGCGCCTCGGTGGCGTTGTATTGATAGCGCTGACTGACGATGGTGCCGCTGGAGAGCGTCGTGGTTGACGTGCGCATCCACGCCCCGAGCAGCTGCGTGAACAGAAAGGTGTTGTTGGTGCCGGGCGCGAGGCCATGAGAACTGAAGTCGTCTGCCGGCGCGCCCATCACTACCGGCCGCGTAACCGACACGATTTCTTGGGGCAACCCAGTATTAACCCCGCTGCCACGTGGAAAAAGTGGATACGGCTGCGACAGGTCGTAAGCCACCTGCGTTGTCGCCGGGTTCCGAAGCAGCACGCCGCGCGCGCCGTATTTCGTGGCAGCGGCAAACGCCCAGACATCAAGCTGGTACTGCACGGTGTCCATATTATTTGCGTCAGGTGTGCTGCCGCAGTAACACGTCGCTTCCCATACCCCAGTTGACACCTGAACGACGCTGATAACACCTACGCGCCGACCGATTGGCAAGTCCAGTGCGACTATGATCGGTGTCGGTGAATTAATGCGATACCGGGCATAGCCTCCCACTCGACCCGGGACATCCAAGGTGGGGACACCGGTTGGCTGTACTACCGCACCCTGTAACGCCATCTTGCCAATGCAAACCAGGCCGATAGCATCCGTGCTGAGCGTGAGCTCCCGAGCGCCATTGCGCAGACGCATGCCGCGTGCGCTCATTTGGCGAACAGCGCTACCTGCGCCCCCGCTGCTGCTGACGGGAAAGCAAATCGCAGGCGACCTGGTGGATTGCTGATTACTGCAAGTGGCGCGCCGCGACCGGTGCCGGCTGAAAGCGCAGTGCCCGTAGCGCCGGCGAAATCCGGGAAGTCGAAATTTCCGCCACCGGCAGGTACGGTGACAATGCCCAGACAAACCCCGCCAGTAGCTAGCGATGAGTCGAACACCACCACGTTGTTCTGTCGCACGCGGCAACCTGTCGTCATGTGATGTACTCCCCAATTTCGATATAGGGCAATGCGTTCAAGCCATCATAGAAATACAGACCTGTGCCGTTCAGGTCGTAGCCGGCCGCATTGACGTTGCCGATACGAGATGGGCTCTGGATCAGATTGAAATAGCCGCTGACGCCCTGAACAGTTCCTGAGAACTTCGCGATGCCGCCAACTACGCTGAAACCTGGAGAAAATATCTCGCCGTCGCTGGTGACCTGGAAATATTTGCCGCTGGCCAGGCGACCAAACAACATGCCCTCAGGACCGACGTACATGCCGCCTCCGCTGGCCGGCCACGCGTACTGCGTGAACGAGCCGCCGGCGAGATTGCCGCGCAGGCGTACGCTGTTGGCGTAGAAATCGCCACTGCGCTGCAGGTACCAGCCGCTGCCATTGGCGCCGGCCACCCAGTTGCTCGACCAGATGTCGCCGCCGATTTTTGCATTGGTGATCGAGGCGTTCTGGATGAATGCGTCGGCGATGTAGACGCCGATGGGGATGGTGACGCCACCGATCACAGTTTCCGTGGTGCGCACGATGAACGGCACCGCCGACGGCACAGCGCTGCCAGCCGGGCCGGCGATGAAAAATGAAGTGGCGCGCACGCCAAAATCGATGCGCCCGCCGCCGCCGATCAACTCAAATCCCCCGGCCACGCCATCAGCGTCGAGTTGCACGGCATACCGGGCACGCGCACCATCCAGCGCGCTGGCCGTGGCGTCGGCCAACACCTTCACGGCTGCGTATTTATCGATCAGGCCCGTAATCGGGTCGTTGAGAATCGCCTGGGCCTGCTGGACGAAGCCGGCCGCCGCCTGCGCGCTACCAGCGGCGTTGCCGGCTGCGCTAGATGCTGATTGACTGCTTTGCACAGCCGCGCCGGCGCTCTGCCCGGCAGAGGTAGCTGCCTGTGTTGCAACTCCAGACGCACTGCTGGCCGACGCAGCCGAGCCTTTAGCATCGGTCGCAGATTGCGCCGCTTGCGATGCCGAGACGGAAGCAGCGACAGTGTCGCCCACGGCCAGCTTCAGCTCATCGATTAGGTCAATTTTCCCGCCCAGGTCGGCGAACAATTGGGACCGAGTGATCTCTCCGGTCAGCACCTGCAGCAGGTGCTCGACCTCGACGGCCGAAGCTCCGACCGTGCCAGTGCTGTTGTTGTACGGGCCGGGAATCGCCGCGCGCGACACGTATCGGATCCAGTAGTAGCGCGTGATGCCTGGGCCAACCGGATCGGTGAACTCGCGCCCATCAGCCCGTCCGACCGGCGCTGCCTGGGCGATATCGTTGACGGCGGCCCGCCAGATTTCGGTGTAGTCCAAGTTCGCGTAATTGGCCGGCGGGGCACCCCAGTTCAGCCGAATCGCGGCCGGCTGGCCGGTGGTGGCCAGGCCGAGGGGCGCCGGTGGCGGGCGCAGGTCCAGCGCCTGCTGTTTCGACACAGTCTGGCGCGCGGTGTAGGTCAGGCCGTCGATCACGGTGGTCGCAGTGACTGTCACCACGCTGACGTCCATATCCTCGAATTTCAGCACCGCATCACCGTTGGCCACGGCAAGTGGTACAGCCGGCGAACTATAAAACGTGATCTCGCCCACCGCGCCCAGCATCAGCGCCGAGAACGTGATCGACGCCGGCGATGGCGCACCGGCCACCGACACCTCAAACATCGTCGCGCTGGGTGTGAGCAGCAGCGCGCGGTCGATGGGCGCGGCGTAGCGCGGCACGGTGTTCATGATGAGGGTATCGCGCTCGCCTACGATTAATGTCATACCAATACTCCTACGGTAGCTCGACCGGTGATCCAGTTCCGCTGCATCATTACCACCACGCCTGGCGCGCCGGCGGCCAAGCCCCAGCGCTCATCGCGCAGCTCCACCGGCTGGCCCAGTTCCAGCACCACCAGTTCCGGTTCTCCGTCGAACTCATACACAGTGCGCGGCACGCTGCGCAACGCCAGGCGTCTTTCTGCCTCGGCGCGCGCGTCGGCGCGCGTTTTCAGGCACGTTTCGATCTGCACTGGGTCGTCGGTCAGGCGGTAACGCGCCTGCACGGCCTCGTCCACGACCGTCTCGGTCAGCCACTCGGTAGCGTACAGGTCTGCATGCGCCGGCGGGATGCTGGTGGTCAGCGCGGCCTGGACGGTCCAGTTCCGGTCGAACGCGATTTTTACCGCGGCTACCACCGGCAGGCGCTCGGCTGGATGCAGCGAGTTGGCCAGCATCTGGTTCGCTCCGATCTCCACCGGCACGCCGGGAGCGGGCAACGCAATTTGCACAAGGTGCAGCTGCCCGGTGGCCGACATGATTGCCTGCGCGCCCACGCTGGCCGCCAGCTGCTGTATGGCCACGGCCTGGTTGGTCCGGTCGGCCACGTACAGCCCGACCGGCTGCGGATGCGCGGCATCGAATGCGGCCAGGTTCGCGAGGTCGATATCCGCGTCCGTAAAGCGGTCCGATTCTTTACCGTAGGCCGTGGCGATCCGCCGCACCAGAGGTGCAACGCGAGGCGCATAGCCGCCGCCGCTGTCACCCTGCACACTAGCCGTGATTACCTGCGCCTGCGGGTTCGTCGTCAGTTTGAAGCGCCCGGTAGAGTTACCTACCGTAGCCGCCACCGGCTTGCCATTAGCGCGCACCTCGAACGTGGATTCGACCGCGCCGAGAAATCCATATTCCAGCGCCACCGAGTCGGTGAGTAGCGGCGCCACGTTATGGCACTCGCCGAACGGGATCGGCAGGACCGCGTCCTTGTTGGTCGACGTGCCGCCCAATTTGGTTTCGCTGATCGGCGTGTTCAGTCGCTGCATTTTGTCGCGCAGCACCAGGTTCACTGCGTCGCGGCTTGAACTGCCGACGTCATCGACGATGCCGTCGAACACTAGGCGGAAATCCGCGCGCGGCCACGACGGATCACCGGACCAGGCGCGAATACGGCGATTGCGCCACACGTCGCCCAGCCAGCCATCGAGCGCACCGTCGCCGTTATCCAGCTCAATGTCGCCGCTGGACAGCGAGGCATCCCCGATCAGGTTGACCTGCTCGGTGAATGCCAGCCCACCCTTGGCCAGCGGAAGATACGCCGTGTTGGCTGGCGTGTCGCCCGGGCCGGTGACGTACTCGCGAGACGCGATATACCGCGTCACCTCTGCGCCGTCCACGTTCACCTCCGCCTCGATCAGCACCATGCGCACTGCGGCTGGGTGTTTCAGCCAGGCCATGAATTGCTCATCGATCATGCATACTCTCCTTTCACAGTAGACGACCAGGCTGACGCCTTGGCCGATTTCTCGACGCCGGCCACCACAGTGCCGGCGGCCTTGGCGTTCGACTCAGTGGTAGCGCGCACCACGGCGCTGGTCTGGGCCGCCTGGTCAGCACGCAGCCCCTTCACTTCCTCGCGCAGTGCTTTGACCTCCGCTGCCAGCGCATCCGAGCCAGCATTCGACGCAGCCGAGTACCGGCTGTAGTCGACCGCCGGCGCGGCGCTGGCCACCACGGCCGGCACGGCCGGGGCTTCGGTGAACTTCACTCCCAAGCCATTGGTCACGCCCATTGCCACCTGCAACTCGGCGATGGCCTGGGCCACCGTCAGGGTGCCTGCATCAACGCTGTCCTTGAGGGACACCAGCCCGGCCACTTGAGCCGTCAGCGCGTCCAGGCTGGCCTGCTGTACGTCCACCTGCTGGCTTGCCCACTTGGCCGCTTCCTCGTTTGCCGCAACCACGCGCGCATAATCTGCTGCGTACTTGGCATCCGAAGCGTTGACCACCTGGGAGGCGGTCAGGAACGCCTGCTCGGCGGCGGACAGCCCGGCCTGCGCCGTCGTGTCGCCAGAATTTGCTGCTGCCAGGGTCTTCTCGAACTGGGCCAGTGCCTCGGCGTACTTCTGCTCTGGCGTAAGGGTGGACAGGGTGCCCTGCGCCATACTGGCGTTCAGGCCGTTCAGCGTGGTCACCCATGCTTTCGATTTCTCGATCGCAGTTTTGGCTGCAGTGGCTTCCTTGTCGTACGCCGTGGCCAGCGCATCCTTGGCCGATACCACAGCCTTGGCCGCCTGCACCTGGTCGAACAGCGCCTTATTCACGTCCGCGATGCCGGCGCGCTGGATGGCCAGCAGTTCCGCGTCGCTTTTCGTGAGTTCGTTGAGCTGCTGTTGCAGGTCGCGATGCTCACTGGCGATCTCGCTGGCAGTTTTTGCGACTGCTGCGAATTCGCCCGTGGCAGCCGCCAATTCGGCGGCGTAGTCGGCGGCCTGCTTAAATGGCTCTGCAATTGCAATCAGCTGGCCGTACAGCGCCTGGCCGGCCGCCGTGTTCAGGTCCTGCGCCAGCACCAGCGCCTTGAATTGCTCGTTGGTGGTGACGCTCGAATACCCGAGCGCGGTCATTGCAGCGCTGACCGATTTGGTGATCGGCGCCATGCGCTCTGCTTCGCTGAGGAAGTTCTGGGCAAAGTAAGCCGTGCCCGACGTCAGTTTTTCCAGCCCACCGCCTGCCGCAATCAGATCCTGGCTGAGTTTGACCGCACCGAGGCCGGTCGAATTGAACGATTTACCCAGCACCGCCAGCACGTCATTGACTTGCATCTGTTCATTGGCAACCCGCACCAGCGTTTCCAGATACCCCTCACCCACCTGCTGGAACTGCGCAATGCCTGCTACACTCCAGCGGGCCATATCGTCGCCCAGTTTTGAGAACGCTGTCTCAAGAGCCTTCTGCTGCTCCTCTCCCGTCAGGTCTTTCAGGCTGATCTTTCCGAGATCGACAACGAAAGAATTGAGCTGTTCGTTAAATGCCGCGCCGTCCAGGCCCAGCACGCCGGCTGCGCCACGAATGGTGTCACCCATACCGGTGATAATCATCGTGAACTGGTCATTCATCTCATCGGACAAGTTCGCGTAATTGGTGTCGCTCTTGTTGCTGTACGTGACGCCGAACGCCTTTTTCTTTTTCTGCACATCCGCGTAGGCCTGCGCAGTGAAACCGAGATCATCGATCTGGCCGAGCGACATCGCTTTACCAGTGATGCCCTGGTCAGTGATCGACGTCGTGGATCCGAAAAGTTTCCCCAACTGTTTGCCCAGCACCGTGCCGAGGACAGCGCCGATGGCCAAACCAAGCGGGCCGCCCACGGCGAGCAGCGAGGTGCTCATGAAACTGCCCATGCCGACATAGGCACCGAGCGCGGCGCCGCCCAGGCCACCAGCAGCCATCCCTGCAGCGGTCCCGAGAGATCCGCCTGGGATGGTCGTGCCCGTTTGAATCCCAGCAGCTGCGCCACCGCCAGCAGCGACAACGCCGCTGCGCGCCAGCAGACCGGCCAGATTGCCAATGCCCGCAACCATCTGCTTCAGCGACAGGTCCATCGAAATCGTGTGCGCCAGGCCCAGTCCAGAGTTTTTCTCCATAATGGCCAGGCTATGTGCGATCGAATCTGATTTGGCATTGCTGTCGCCCAGCACGGAGCCGGTACCATTGGCAGCTTGCCGCTGCTGTGACACACTCGCGCCACCGCCAACGCCGCCAAACATCTTGGCACCGACGGCTACGACTGCCGCGAGCGTCGCGGCGCCGGCTGCCAGATTTAGCGGGAACGGCAGCGAAGCCATGGCCTTGACCACCGCCGTGATACCCCAGGCGCTGGCCTCGGTCGCTGCCAGGCCCGTCGACGCCGCCGTCGTGGCCGCCTCGCCGGTAAGCTTCGTGGCGTTCAAGGCCACGTTTGCTGCCACCTCACCTTCCTTGAAAAAGATCTTCTTAACCATCGATTCGACGGCCATGGTCATCTCGTACGCGCGGAAAGCCTTTTCCGTCGTTTCGAGCAACTTGTAGCCCTTCGAGTTCTCTTTAAAGAAGCCTTTGGAGGCAGCGGCCATGTCGCCGTAGGATTTGATCTGCGCTTGGGCCGAGGCCTTCGACGCGGCGATTTCCGCCCGGGCGATTTTGTCCGTGCTGCTTTTCGGATCAGCCTTCACTGCCGCCAACTGCGCGGCCACGGCCTGCTGCTGCACGGCGTAATCGGTCAGCGCAGTGGTCAGGCCACCGATGGCGGTACCGACGGTGCCGAACGATGCGGCCATCCCCTCGGCCGCCGACTTCGCTGCGTTGTCCACGGCAACCAGGATGTCGAGCAGTTCCTTGGCTTTCGCCACACTGGTGCTTGTGTCCAGCACCTCGCCGACTTTCTGCATTCCGGCGAGGCGCGTGTACGCTGCGATCTTCGCGTCGATTGCGGCCACGGCCTTATCGCTCCCCTCGAACAGGGAAACAGTTGCCTTCTCGGCTTCCAGTTGCGCGATGGTCGCTGCGGTGACCGCCGACGGCAGTTTGTTGAATGCGGCAACCTGTCGTTCGGTCGCATCGATCTGGTCATTGATAGCGACCAGCTCCTTGGCGTTCGCCGCTTCAGCATCGCGAGCCGGCTTGTCGCGGTCGTACTCGTACGCCACGCGCAACTGCTCGGCGGCGACCAGTGACGAGCGAAGCACCTCGTTGCGCTGGGTGCCGAGTTGCTTGATCTTTGCATCGTTGGCGATCCGCTCGGCAACGTCCTTGCCGTTGTAGGCAGACAGCGCGGCGATCTCGGCGTCGAATACTTTTACCGAGTCTTCGCCGGCCTTGATTGCTGCACCGCGTCGGGCGATGTACACCTCGTAGTCGGAGGCCAACCCCTGCCGCTGCAACTCAGTGACCGAAGTCACGCCTTCCGCTCGCATGTTCTTCTCGCGCTCGATGCCCGACTTAATCGCTTCAAGGTTTGCTTCGACCTGCGCCTTGCTGGTGGACACCATGTTTTTATCGATGAACTTGGCCCGTACCAGTTTTTCCATTTCCGGTGGAATGTCGCCGAACTGCTTCTTCAGCTTTTCCAATTCGGCAGCGAGGCGCTGCGCTGCCGTGCCGTTCTCGCCGTACCATTTGGTGAGTTGCTGGTTCCGAGTGCCGTCCGCAGCCTTTTTGACTTCAGCTTGCAAATCTGCTACACGCTTCAACGCGAGTTCATACTCGGCAGTCAAATTCTTTACTGCCAGAGAACGCCCCGACTCGGAACGGCCTTTGAAGCGCCCGGTGCCGCTCATCGCATCATCCATGTCGCGTTTCGCACGCGCGATTACATCCGCTTCAGCATCGTTTGCCCCCTTCGCGGCTGGTACTGCATCCCGAATCGCATTTCGCTCTTTCAGCTTCGAAATCTGCTTGTCGAGGCGATCAATCATTTCTGCTGTCGATTCATCAAGCGCGACCTTAGCCTTGTCCGCCGATTCTTTGGCTTTGCTTCCCCACAGAATCCACGCTGTCACGCCGATGCCCAGCAGGCCAGTGATGATTCCGACCGGGCCACCAAGAAAGCGAAGTGCGGTTGTGAGGACGTTTGCGGAAACAGCCGTTCGAGCAGCAGCACCGGCCAACCCGGCTTGAGCAGCTGCCTGCGCGGTTGTAGCAGCAGTGTTTGCAACGCTGGCAGCGGTTTGCGCTGCAGTCGCAGCGGTGATCTGGGTCGAGACGCGCGCCTGTGCCACGCCTAAGGAAGCGAGTTCAGCCATTGCTGCAACTCGCGCAGTTTCGGCCACTGAGAGCTGCGCTGTGGAAAGGGTCAAGATGCGCAGTGCGTAGCTCTGGGCGCCGGCTGCGGACGCGGCAGCGATGGCAGCCTCGGCTGATGCGATTGCGGTACGTGCCTGAGCCAACTGCGCAACGACGCTCTCGCGGATTGCAATAATTTCCGCGCGACGTGCGACCAGGCCCGCCAGTACAGCCTCAGACTCGACCAACTTCGCAGCGGTAGATGCGGCCGTGGCTGCGGTGCTCAAGACCACCGCTTCGGCGCGCGCTACCAGTGCGGCTTTCTCGGCCACCACCAGTGCGGCCAGTTCCGCATTCGCTGCAAAGTAGGCATTTACGGCAGCGGCGCCGGCGATGAAATAGCCCGCGATTTTGATCGCGAACAGGCCACTCATCGCGGCCATCACCACGTCCAAATTATCAGCCAGAAGCGACAGGCTGCTGGTGAGCAGACGGACCATCCCGTTGGCTTCCGCTTTCACTGCGGTAAGCTCCATCACCTTGTTTTTCAGTACGGTGAAAGCCCCGGAAATGGTCTGAACTTGTTTTGCCTCTTCCCGCAGTTGCTCAAGCGCGTGCGGAAGAACAGTGGACATGATCTTCGATGTGATAGCCCCCTCTTCCGCCATTTTCTTCAGGGCGCCCACTGGGACGCCAATACCGTCCGCCAAAGCTTTCATCAGGCGTGGGGCCGCCTCATTCACTGCATTGAATTCTTCGCCGCGCAGGGTGCCAGAGGCGAACGCCTGCGAAAGCTGCAGCATTGCCGAGGCCGACTCGGACGCGGTGGCGCCGGACACTTTCAAGGCCAGGTTGACTACCTCGGTGATCGACGCGACCTGTTTCTGTCCCACGCCCAACTCGCGCGTGCCGTTCGCGATTCGCGCGTACAGCACCCCGGTGGAGGCAAGATCCTGCTGGGACGTGTTCGCGATGCGGCGCACGTCTTCCAGAGCGGCTGCATACTCGCGCGTAGACGTAGTGGCCAGGCGCAGCTGTGCCGTGAACTTCGTGTACTCGTCAGCCATGCGGATGATCGCGCCAATGCCGGCGCCGATACCGATCAGCGCCAACGTTTCGGTGAGCTTGCGGGTAGCCGTTTCCAGGCTACTGACTTGGCGCTCTGCCCGGCCGCCGGAATCGCGCATGCGGTCCATGTCGCGGGCGGCGTTGCGCGCTTCCAGCGAGTTGATGCGGATTGCAAGGGTTGCGACATCAACGGTCATGGGAGGCCCAATAAAAAAAGCCGCCTCGTGGGCGGCGTGTAAATCGGTGGAGGCGGCGCGCGGCCGCCCTATTCGCTGGTCAGGAACACCTGGTCCAGCGCATCGATGCATTCGCCCTCAAAGGGCGACAGGCGAATGCCGTGGCGCCGCTCCCAGGCCATGATTTGCTCGTCGGAGATGGGATTGGCCGCCATGGCGCCGCAGGTGCGCTTAGCGCTCATCTGACAGAAGTACTCCCACACGTGCGTGAGCTCGTGCGGGATCTGCGGCGTGTCGAGCTGCGGGGGCGTGATGCCCGTCTGCTCGAGCACGCGCTCCAGGTGCCAACGCAGCGTCTTGCCGTCTTTCTGCTTGGCGGCCAACTTGAGCGACGCCTCGGCGTGCTCAAGCAGTTGCTGCTTTAGATCGCCAAAAAATTGGCATCAGCTTCCAGCGCGGCGAGGATCTTCTCCTGCCAGGTGGGCTGCGCGTCGAAGCACAGGTTCAGGAAGCCTTCGGTGAGCTCGACCGGTTGGCCGTTGGACACAAAGCCCGGCGCGGCAACGACCACGGCGATGGCGATCTTGCGATTGCGGTCTTCGCCCAGGTCGTACAGCGTGCCGGCGCCTTTTTCGGTCTTCGCGTCGATCTGCTCTTTCTTGGTCTGGCTGCGCTTGATGGCGGTGACCGAGGTGGCGCGGATCACGTCGCGGTACTGGGTCGAGTTCTTACCGACGATGTCGAAGCCGGCCAGCATGTTGCCGTCGTCGTCGTGGGCGACTTCCACGGTATGAACCTTGGCGATTTTCTCGGGGCTGGCCAGCAGCGCGATGTCGAAGCCGGCGGATGCGATTTTTACTGCGTTGTTGGTGATAGCGTTCATGGGTAGTACCTTTCGTCGGATGAATAGGTGCCGGTGCCGGCCGCTGCGCCGACGAAGGCGACAGCGTCCGGTCCGTGCTGGGGTGGCTTGCGCCGAAATAGAAAACCCGGCGCGCGGCCGGGTCGGATGGGTTACACCAGGGTGGTGTCTTGCAGCAGGATCGTGGACTTGCCCGCGCCGGTGCCGGCCGCGTTCGGGCCAGCAGAGTAGTCGTACTGACGGATGATTTCCTTGTCGCCGGACTCCCCGCCGCCGAACACTTTCACGTACGGCATGGCAATGACGAACGCGCCGCCGATGCCGTCGTCCAGGCGGCTGATGATCGAAATCGCGGTTTCCTGGTCGAAGTAATCGTCCGCCGCACTGTTCTCGTAGTACAGGCTGAACTGGCCCGTTACATCGATCATGTCCATGAAAACGTCAGGAGTTACATTCGCACCCACGACCTTGCCGACCGACGCATTGCCGTTGATATCGCAAGTGAGGTTCGTGCAGACCTTCGTGCCAATGCCGTTGATGACTACCATCCCGGACGGCGTAACCAGCATGTCACCACCGCCAGGCGCGGCCGGGTTGGTGAAGTACTGCGCCGTCGCCTTCTGGCGGTCCTGGCCCATGTAGGCGATTTCCGCGCTGACCTTGTCATCGGCGGCCAGGCCGATGTTGACGGAGGCCACGCGCTGGCCGGTGAAGCGATACGACTCCGCCACGGCGCTGTACCACTTTTCGATGGTGTAGCTGTCGTTGGTGTGGCCCGTTTCGGGGATGTAGGTGATCTTGCCCGGCACGGTCAGGCCGATGGCGGCGGCGTTGGCAGCGGCCACGACCGACTCGGCCACGGTGATCTCGGTGGCGGTCAGCGCGATGATGGTGTACAGCTTGCCGTTGTTCGCCGCGGCGCCGGCGGTGAAGCCCGAGAACTTCACCAGCATGCCCAGCGCCAGGCCGTCGGTGATCCACGAGCCGGCCGAGCGCACAAAGTTCGGCGCGGCGACGCTGGCGGTCACGGTCAGGCCAGCCAGTGGCGCCACGGCCGTCCAGTCGCGGCGCACGACGGAGGCCAGTTCGGAATCGATCAGGCCCAGGGCCAGTTCGACGCCGATGTTGCCGTCGACGGTGCGACCGCCGTGCCGCGCCATCGGGCGCTGCGCGTTGGTCTGGATGGCAGCGGACTGGATTTTATTCTTCTTCAACGCGATGCTGTCGCTGACCTTGCGAAACTCGCGCGCGCCAGCAGCGGCTGGCAGCACGCCGAATGCGGTCTCCTTCTTGCGGATGACCTTGGTCAGTACTTGGGTTTGAATTGCCATGGGGTTGCCTTTCTTCGGACGAAAAAAAAGCGCCCGAAGGCGCTGGTGGAGTGTTTGGGGGTGATGCAGTTCAGCTGAAATCGTCAGCCGAGTACTTGATGGTGATGGGCGTCATCCAGAAGCCGTTGCCGTCGGACCGCGAGGCGGCAATCGACGGCGTCTGCATAATTCGAACGTTGAGACCCAACTTGGTGATGACCGTCGGGCACCCGAACAGCACCTCGATGGCATTGGCCAGGTCGTCGGCATCGCCGGTGCCCTCGTTCTCGGGCAGGAACACGCCCACCTGGTACATGCCGTGGTAGCGCCGGTGCTGCGCGCCCAGGCTGGGGTCGAGCGTGTCGGCCGGCATCAAGTCGGCACGCAAGTGGCGCTCGCCCGTGGCCGGCACCTTGCTGCGATTCTCAAGGAACACCGGCAGCGGCGGCACCTGCGCGCTGGCCCAGGCCTTGAGGTGGCCTTCGAGGGCTGAGCGAATAATCTTGTTGCTCATTGCAGGCCTCGCACATAGTTCTCCAGCGCCGCCGGCAGGTTGGCCAAGGTGACCCGCACCATGCCGCTGGGCGCCTGCTGGCTGTAGCCGTATTCGAGCTTGCCGGCGTACGGTAGATTATTGACCACCCAGACTTCGCCGCCCGCCTTCACGCCCACCGTCTGGCCTGCGATGCGAGCGATTGCCGCCGCGCCGGAGGTGTCTAGCGTCGGGAGCACGCCCTGCGGCAGCACCTTGCCGAACTGCCAGTTACCACGGAAGCGGCCGGTGTCCACCGGGCTGCCCATCACCACGCCCTGCGCCACCAGCACGATGGCCATCCGGTGCGCCTTGTCGATGTTGCCGCCGGTGTGGCGGATGAAGTTGGTCAGGTCAGCGCTGAAAGATCCGGCCATCAGTTGCCTCGCAGTTGCAGGGTGTAGAGGATCACGACGTTGGTCGGCTCGAGCTTGGCGACGTTGTGGATGGAGAACTTGGCGCCGTTGATAAGCATCAGGTCTCCGGTGGTCGGTTCAGGCAGCGGCTGGCCGTTCCGTTGCAGCGGCGACAGCAGCAGTTCCTGGTCACCGGCTTGGATCAGCTCACCGTCGATGCGCTCGGCCACGTAGCCGAACTTGACGCCGGCGGCCGTGTAATCGCGCTCCTCGCGCGTCGGCTTGCCCGTGTCCGGATCGTCATCGCCCAAGACAATGCGCCGCAGCGTGACCGTGCCGCCCTTTTTGCGCAGCTTGACGTCGGTCTCGCGGGCTTTCTTGGCGTAGTCAGTCATGTGGGCGCCTGGAGGTAATCGTGCGGCGGCGTCTTCGCGAATCGCACCGCCTTGATCGTGGCCTTGCCGTCGATCAGTGCGCGCAGCACCCGGTGCCAGCCGTCCATAATGAAGCCCTCTTCGCAGAGGATGATCGGGTAGCTGGTATCGACGTCCAGCGCGCGGCGCATGTGGAAGGCCATGCCGTAGGCCGATCCGGTCGGCGTCCAGACATCAACCCCCGCATAGATCGCCGCCAGCGGCAAGTCGAATGGCTCGAAGCCCTTGGCGCGCGCCACCAGGTTGGTGACGGTCCAAACTTTGCCGCCGGAGGTATAGGTATTCTCGTGCACGGCGCAGCCTTCGATGTGCACCACAGGGTATTTGCTCATCCGCGCACCAATTTAATCATGCCGCCGCCACCGGTCGCGCCGAAGAACGGCGCCAGCGCGGCATCGACGGCCACAAAGCGCTCACGCGCCTCGGTCGTGTTCTGGAAGTACTCAGTTTCCAGCGGCCCGGTCTTGTCGCGCTTGACGACGTTCGAGCCAGTGTCAAGGTCGGGCATCAGCTGCTCGCCGCGCCCTGCCCGCGCCGCCAGGTCGATGCAGGCGCTGACTACCTCGGCCGGAACCACGGTGCTCAGCACCGGGAAGTCGTCCACGCACACGCCGTAGCGCGGCCAGTCCAGAGCCTGGGTGTGATACAGCCGACGGCCGCCCCATCGCAGGCGGTAGTTCGTGCGCATGAAGCGCGTCGCGTTGCGGAGCGCGATTTCCTTATCGGCCTCGTCCAGCGGCGCCCAGTCAGTGACGCCCAGGTCGGCCAGCTGGCGATCAGCCTCGGCCACACTTGCATAGCTGTCAGCATCCGGCAGGCCGGCGCCGGTTTCGATGATGAGGGTCATGGCTATCGATTCCGAAGTTGTTGAAGTGTCACCACCTCGGCGGTTCCTGCCACCTCCAACGTACGAATGTAGGCCGCCAGCATCACCACAGCAGCACTGATCGTGCCATCGCTAAAGCCGGTGTGCGTGCTTAAAATTGCGATACCCTTGTTTGCCACTGCCTGATCGACGTAGGCCTTCATTTTGTCGAAGCACTGCTGCGCGGTCTGGCTGCTGATGTAGCTGTCCATGTTGTAGGCGCGCATGTTGTAGGGGTCGCCTGGCGGGTTGGTGTCTGCGAACGGAAACGGTGCGACACCGTCGCCGGCCGTGCCACTACCATTGTCGAAGCGACGGATGGTGGCAAACAAGCGTTCGCAGGCTTTGGTGATCGGGCCGTCGATGCCATAGGTGTAGCCCCCATAGAGCGAGCCGTCGCGCATACCGTCCAGGTCGAAACCGAGCTGCGCGGCCATGATAAGGTTTTTACGCGACTCCACCAGCCACTGCTGGGGCGTACGGTCCTGATCCGATACCGTGCCGTCGAAGTAATCCTGCGACGCCATCTGCCAGCCGTAGCGCTGTTGCAGTGCCACCAATTGTTCAATCGACGGATTTCCATCCGTGTTCGCGTTACCGCCCAGCATGCGACTGGCCGGCGACATATATAGCACCACCGGATAGCCGTACGGCGAAAGGATGCGCAAGGCATCCCAGATCGCTTTGCCGTGGTTGTCATCGATCGAGAAGATAATCGATGCCTTGTTCGACGCAGCCGGAACGAATGAAACGTCGCCGGGAATCACCACCGTGTTGAACGCACCGGCGATGCGGATGCGGGCGAAGGTGATCGCGGTCAGATCGGCGCCCGCACCTACCGCAGCGAAACGACTCGCGCCGTAGCTGCGCGACCCGTAACCACTCAGGCCACTCATGCCACCACTGATGTCCGCGAATACGTTCAGCGTGTGGTAGTCCGCACCTGGCGAGGCCGGCGTGCCGGTGGAGAACAAATCGATGTTCATCGCGGTGAAGCCGCCCGTGGTGGGCGTGACTTTTTGCACGGTTACATGGATCGAGCCGCCGGTTACATCGATCGGTGCAGGCGTGTTGTCGTTCGTCAAAATGCTGGCCGTAGTATCCGTTGTGAACGTGACGTTCGGGGCGGTGGACGCGCCGAACTGAGCGACGGAGCCATACGTCGCATAAACCTGCTCGGCGGCCAGCGCGACGTTTGCCACACTCAATCCGGCGGTTACCACCGTTTTCGCAGCCGTCGACCACTGCGAAATGGTTTTGCGCTTGGCCCTGATGCGCTTGAACGGAGCAAAATCCGCGATTCCCGCCGGCTGGTCGTATGGAGCCTGCTGCATATCTCCCAGCGGGAGGGTTGCCTCGGGGCTGAGGATATCGGCACGGGAATACTCGCGCGCCGGCGCGCCTGGTCCTGGCATCCGGGAGGTAAATGCCTGAACGCACATCGCGGCGCCTCCGGTACTATCCGGCGACACGCAGCTGATCTGGTTGATATTGGTCACGCCTACCACCATCGATTGATTGCGGTTCAGCTTGGTGATACCCGTGCCGATTTTGACAAGAATGTCTTTGTTGTAGTTGTTGGTCAGCTCAGCGCCGACGCAGGCCTGCGCGGGGGCGACCTGGTAAGCCGTGCCGGACGCGGTACCAGCCACCAGCTGCACTACTGGGTAGGCCAGCGACGTGTTGGCGAATGTGAGATTCACGGCCACGCGCAGGCTATCGCGCGATGCGGCATAGTCGCGGCGGCGGAAGCCGATTTGATTTGCGTTGGTGATGCCAAATACCGGGAATACCTCACCAGGGCGGATGCGGTAGAACGTGGTTCCGCCGTTGCGGTTGAACTCGACCACAACACCGGTGTTGTTGCGCACGATGACGCAATTGCAATCGGTGGCAACTGGGGAGGCGACCGCGCCGGCGGTGGGACTGGCGGGCGTGGTCACCGAACCAAAGCCCAGCACCGAGAAACTCTCTGCAGCATTGCCGCCTGGAGCGCTGATCTTGCCTTGGCCATCAACAGTAATGGATGTTCCATCGGGTTTGACGCCACCCAGTGTGTCAGGCGTCGCCACAGGGAGCGTATAGCTTCCGCCGCCGCCCTGAGCGATCTTGATTTGCGCGGTGATGATGCCGGCGTAGCAGTACACCAGCACCTTGCGCTGCTGATCGAACGGACCGATCTGCGGCAGCGAGCCCGGCGCTACCGTCCACGACTGGGTGGAGTTCGTGCCACCGAGGACAGGATCGAGCAAGTACGCCACGCCGGCCGCGTCGTCCGAACCGGAGAGCACCAATACCTTTCCTTCTGGGATTGGGAGGGTCTTGGCGGACTCGCCTACTTTGATCGTGGTGGTGTTGGACATTGGCTATCTCAGTGGCAAAATTAGAAAAGCCCGCGCGCGGCGGGCTGGTAGCGGTGCTGGTGGTGTGTTACTTCTTGACGGCGTCCGCTGCGGCCTTCTCGGCAGCCTTGGCAGCAGCCTTGTCGGCGGCAACCTTGTCCGCTGCGGCCTTCTCGGCGGCGACGCGCTCGTCGGCCAGGCGCTGGGCCTCGGCTTCATTGGCGCGGGCCTGTTCCGCCAGACGCTCGCGCTCAGCGTCCATTTCACGCTCGCGCGCCTGCAGTTGGTCGCGGGCTGCGAGCAACTCGGCCATGGTCGGTGCACGCTCGATGGCGCCCATGCCCTGGTCGGTGCCGTCGTCGTACAGCTCGTGCACGTCGGGGTTGAAGTCTGCCTTGTCGATGATGACGAACGGGCCCTGGGTGACCGGGTCGGTGGATTTGATTTTGATGGTTGGCATTGCGTTCTCGCAGGTTGCCCGGCGCCGTACTGGCCGCCGGGTGGTGTGGATGGTTTAGCCGCCGATCAGCAGACCGATGTGGCGTGGAGCGATGGCTTTCACGCCCCACGCCAAGTTGACCTCCCAGCGGACCGAGCGCTTGCCGCGATACAGGCAGAACTCGTAGGTGATGCCGGAATAAGGATCGCTGATAAGCACCACGTCATCCGCCGAGTCGCCGCCTTCTGGCATGGCTGGCGCGCGTGCAGCCAGCTGGATGGCCGAACGGTGGAAGAACATATTGCGCGTGGTCGCAGCAACCAGGGTCAGTGCGGTCGCAGCCGGTGCGATGGCTTTTTGCAGGCCCGGCTCGGCGATGGTGATCGTGCCGCCGTTGGACACGTCGGTATCGCCACTCACGATCACATACTTCTCGGTGTCGCCAGCCACGCCCAGAATATCACCCGCAACGACGTTGCCGGTACCAGCCGACGCGATGGTGATGACGGTGGCGCCGATGGCGTAGCCTGCATTGTTGGTCGTCGCGGACGTTGCGGTGCCGGCCGGTACAGCCTTCTTGACCTGGCCCGAGTTGTGCAAGTCGAAGCCTTCTACTTCGCCGAGCGCGCCACGGCGCAGCAGGTCGCTGCTGCCAGCTTCGTTCACCTTGAACAAGCCCGACTGTTTGCCACGAATGTTCGCTACAGCCGACGAACCCAGTACCATGTGCAGGTCCGCCTGAGGCGCACCATTATCGTCCAGAATCTTACGCGACTGAGCAAAGTCGCTCAAGTCGGCAGCAATACCGAACGGAGCGATATTGGCGGTGCCATATGCGCGCGAAGCGTAGATGTGCAGCGCCGCCAGGTCGGATTCCACTTCGTTGGTCAGCGTGCGGAACGCCTGGACGATGCTATCGCGGTTGATGGTGCCCAGCGTGCCGGCACTTTGCAGGCCGCGCGTTTCTTCACCGGTGATACCGAATGCCACCGAGCGCGCCTTCTGGATCGTCATCTGGACATTGTTAATGGAGCGACTCGGCGCCAGATCGGCATATGCAGCAGCCTGCAAATCTTCGGCTACCATCGGGCCAACAACTGGCGACGTAACCACTTGTCCAACTGCGGCACGCTCGGCGCTGGAATCACGGGACACGGCCGGGATGAAGCCGACCAGCTCGCGCGAGACGGTATCCATGGCTTCGTAGATGGTCGGGATCAGACCGTTCAAGGTCAGGATGCCCAACTGCATGCCGGAGGCCGACATGTGGTTTTGCAGGTGCGCGCGTGCGATCTCGGCGAATGCCTTGCCATACAGCTCGACCTTCTGCGCGGCCGGGCCGCCGACGCCGGTCACTTCAGCGAACAGTTTTGCCACAGGGGCCAGGGCCAGGACGAGCAGAGCCGCCACGGCGAAGAGAATCATCTTCATGGAATTGCCTTTCAGTTGGTGTTTTGGGAGGTTTCACAGCAGCAGGCCATCCAGCCCAAAGCGCCAGCTTGCCCATCCAGGCGCCGGCAAAGTGTTGCGATGTTGCTTACACAAAAAAGGCCCGCGAGAAGCAGGCCTTCGGTTCGGGAGTCTTGCGGGCATCATTCGCTGATCGTCGCGCCGCCTTTCATTGCGACAGCGCGTGCCGCGCCATCCATGGCGTCGAACTGGGCGCGGGTGATGGATTTGGCGCCAGCAGCACCACCACCACCGCCGGCGGCGCCGCCACCCGAAGCACCAGAGCCTTTGAGGATCATGTCCTTATTGGCATACCCGTTGACCATCACCTGGATGGCTTCATCGAAATCGGCGTGATTGCCGTGGTTGGTGGCGGAAAAGATCGGCTGGCCGTTTTGATCCATCGGCACGAGCTTGCCCGCCTCGACCTTGAACCGATCGCCGAATACTTTTTGGGCGATGTCGGCGGGGATGGCCAGCTTGTCGGCGATGAATTTGGAGCCGCTGAACGAACCGCCGATGATGTGGGTGTTCAATTCCGTTGTGCGCTGCGCCAGTTGGTCGCTGAGCTGCTTTTCCTTCTCCTGCGCGGCGCGGGTGGCGTTGGCCACGGCTTCCTGCGCGGACTTGGCGGCGGCGTCCTTGATCTCCTGCACCTTGGCGGCCGTGGTCAGGTCGCCGGCCTTGATGTTCTTGACGGTTTCCAGCGCAGCCAGCGCGGCCGGACCGTCTTCGATGCCTTCAAACGACTTCAGGCGCAGCTCAGCGGCTTCCTTGGCTTCACGGTGGCTCTTGGCCTCTCCGTTCAGGCGACCGATGGTGGCGACGGTACCGTCAGCATCGAATGGTGCTTCGCGGCCGTCCGAGTGCATGAAGATCGGCAGTTTCTTTTCGGCGTCCACAGCGATGGTGCCGTCGGCATTGAATTTGAATGGCATGGTCTAACTTTCCGGGCATCCGCCCTATCGATGGCCTTCCGGCCGTGCACCGCGTCGCGTCCGCTTGCGGCATAAAAAACCGCCTCGAGGGCGGCTTGGTAAATCTTGGGGCGTAAAAAAACCCGCCGGAGCGGGTTGGTATGGTTTGCTGTCGAGCTATGCGGCGGCCACGCGTTCACCTTTGAGCAAGCAGCCCACGCAGATGATCTGCCGGGTGCCGCCCTTGAGCTTGCGCGCCTGGAGCATGGCACCAATGATCGTTTCAATGAACTCCCGGCCCTGGCAGCGCGGGCACTGCAGCATGTCAGCCGGCTTGCTGGCGCGCGAGGTGCGCGTCTTCGGCTTGTCCGGCGGGGGAGCATCGGGAACGAGGTGCAGCATCAGTCGGCCACGCGAGGATCGTTAGGCTCGAGCACGTCGCTCAGATCGCCATCGTAGAAGCAAATTTCATCGTCTGGCCGCACGGCGGCGCGGGCGCACCAAACAGAATACCCCTTGCGCTCGACGATCACGTCGTCAATGTGCTTTTCCGGCCATTTTTGCAGTTCCATCTACGAATTCTCCCTGGTGTACCGCATACCGAGCTGCTTCGCCACTCGCTCCCACAGAACGTGGGCGGTTTCGGCGGCTTTGAACTTTGCTTGCAACTCGCCGCCAGTGACACGATTGTGCACGTCCAGCTTAGCGTGCTCCAACTCAGCATTATAAGCCTTTCGGATCTCGCCAACGCCTGGCCATTGTTTGCCGGGCATCATACTGAAGCGCTGCAACGGCGTTACAGCGCGCAACTCCGCAAGATTGAGGTCGGCGGAGTTTGCCACGTCGGCCAGCGAGAATGACGTGCCGCCTGGGTGATTGTGCGTGAATACCGCGCCTTCGACGCCTTGCAACTCCGCTCCCCTGAACGTTACCTTATCCGGCAGGCCTTGGCGCTGCACCAGCACTCTGCCATCAGCCGCGACGAAGGCTCCCGTCTCCAGCTTGTCGTGCCGGATCCTTTCTTCGATGGTCACAGCCTGCTGGCGCGCCGGCGTGGATGTGTCGGGCAGTGTGCGCGGCCAGGTCGAATCGTAGACGGTAAATTCACCGGGCGGCTGCTTGAACGCGGCAGCGTCGCGCGCGCGTAGTTCCTTGAGTGAGGCCATGCGGCCACGGTCGTTTGTAAAGTCCTTCACGTCGAACTTGCCGGCACGGTACAGGTCGCCGCGCGCCGGGCCGATGACCTGGTCCTGCACCTCGGTGCTCTGCCGCTTGAACCAGTCCGCATAGGTCAAGTTCGCGTCGACCGGCCCGCCGGCAGCCGAGCGCGAACCGTACAGCGTCTTCTGGCCCTTGAGCAGCGCGATCGACGACGAGCGGCAGCACCAGTGGATGCGGCCCGGACCGGCGCGCCAGGGGATGTTGTGTCCCACTGGCTTGTGATCGACCTTCGTGTACAGCAGATGGTCGCGGGCGCGGCACTCTGGACTGGTACGACCGTCCAGCGTGCTCACCCACATCTCGTCGCCCAGGATGTCGTCGTTTTCGTCAACGAACCGCGTGCGCGTGATCTGGGCGGTGTGGCTCAGGGCCGTGCGCACCACCGCGTCAACCTCGCGGCGGCTGGTGTCCAGCAGGCCGTCTGCGTAGTTCAGTGCCTTCGTGCCGCGAATCTCGCGCACGATGTCGCCTGTAGTCTTGCCCTGGGTGTAGCCCACGGCGATCGTATCCTTGACGCGCTGGAGGCGGCTGGCGGAGAGGTTCGAAGCCCACTCTTTCAGCAGCCTACCCTGCATTGGCTGCGCCATGGCTGCCGCGTAGACCTGCTCAGGTACCACGCTGGCGATGCTGAACGTGGCTGGCACGACGTGGCGATAAAGATCGTACTGAAATTGCCCCTCGTACTCAACGTACGCCTGGAGCTCTTCCTGCATGCCGCCGTAAAGCGCGGCATAGGCCTGGGCGTTCACCTCACGCACGCTGGCCAGCAGCTTGTCCAGGCGCTGGACCTTGAATGAGTCCGCGTCCATATCCTCCAGCGCCGCATTCAGGGCGCCGATCATGTCGGCATCGGACAGATTCAAGATCCGGATCATCTTCGCCAGCACGTAGTTGCCGTACTGGGTCATGTTCACTTGGTGGCGGACTGTGTGGTCGAGCAGCGGATCGATCATGGCGCCTCGGGGTCAGCTTTCGGCTTTGGTTTCGGCACCGGCGGCGCATCGTCCATCGTGCCCAGGGCCGGGCCCTGCGCGTCGATGCGCCCTTGCTCTTCCGCCCAAACAGCGTCGGGGCGAATGATGCCGCGCCGCTGCAATTCGCCGTACAGCGATTCGTTGGACAGCTTGCCGGCCTGATTGACTTTGAGCAGCAGCTCGGCGCTGGCCTCGGCCAAGGTGGCGGCACCGAAGTCCTTAAACACGGTGATATGGCCGCCTTCGGCCTCACCCACCCATTCGGCCATGAACTGCAGCGCCTGGTCGCCCGAGTCCTCGATGTTCTCCGCGACCTTTTGCAGCGCGCAGGCGCCCTGCTCGTTGTCGGCCAAGGTCTGGGTCTCGGTTACGTTGCCAGGCTTGATGACCAGCAGCTCTGCGCCCGCCTGGCGCATGCGGTCTTCGAGGTCGAGGATGGAAAGGCGACCCGCCTCGATCGCAGCGCCCGTGTGTTCCACGAACTTGAGGTCAGCGTCGGGGCGGTCGCTCTTGATCATGGTGCCTGCACCGACCGTGACGGAGGTATCGGCGTCCAACCCTTTGCCAAACAGGATCGGCACACGGGCGACGTGCAGGATGTTCTGCTGGTCGCTCTTGCTCTGCCAGTGCTCGACGTTGGCGTAAGCCAGCTCGAGCAGTGCCGGACGGGCCCGCATGAAGCCCAGGCGGTTGCCATAGACCGGAACGAACGGGATGTCTTTGACGGTAGTGACGCCGTTATCGTGCGGCGCCCAGTCGTCCTGCTTATTTCCGCCCTCAACCTTGCGCCAAGTGGCCCAGGCGCCGCGCGTAAGTACGCGGACCTGCTCAACTTCCTTCGTCGCGAATTCACCGTCTTCCTCGGTGGCGGTTTCCAACAGTCGCAGCTGCTTGAGCCCATCCTTATCGGTAAGCCAACCCAAAGTGTTCTTCGGATGAATCTGCACGAAATACGGACGGACACCGGCTGCATCCTCGGCGGCCTTGGTCACGTACAGCGCCTTGCCGTCCTTGTCTTGGGTCGGTGGGTAGTCTACGAGGATGCCCGAGAATCCGTAGCCCAGGGCCTCCTGGCCGACCTCAGCGAGGAAGGCATGCAGGTTGCGGCCTTGGCGGTCGACATCCTCCAGCCACGGATGCAACTTCTTCGGCACGTCCTTGCCCAGTGTGACCGGCTTGCTGAACGGCTTGGCGCCCAGCACCTCGATCGTGCGCTGGTAGGCTGGAAACAGCGTTGCCACCTTCAGGCGCGTCTCGTACGATTCTTTATCTTCCGCCGGCCAGCGCGGCATGTATTCGACCGCAAGCCGCATGGCCTTGGTGCCGCCCAGCAGCGCGTCGATCAAGGCGCAATGCTCGTTCAGCGCGTCGGCCTCGGGTGAGCGATTGCGTACTGGGTGGGTCATGGGAATCCTTGCTGTTACACGCGCAGCGGCGACACGGTGGTCTCGCGCTTCACGATTGGGTACCGCTTCACGATGAAGTAGCCGTTGGCGTCGTTCGGGTGGTCGTGGCCGGACTTCTTGTCAGGCTGGCCGTCGGCGCCCCACACCTGCTGCTCGAGCGCCTCGGTGGTGGTCGGGCACAGGTCGGTGTTGATCTTCCACTGGCGCTCGCCGGCGGCGTTCAGGATCATCGCGTTGTAGGCGTTGACCCGGTCCTTCACGGCCGGGTTGGTGTGGTTCACCTCCAACTGGAAGCCAGCGGCGCGCAGAATCGACAGATCCGATTCGCTGGCGTTCTTGCTGCTGGTGTTCTGGCCGGAGGCATCCGGGTAAATCTTGACCTGGTGGCCCTTGTTGGCGAAGTCCTCTTTCAGGATCCGGGCCATGGCTGGCGTGTCGCGCACCTTCACGCGCTCGGCCAGCGTGAGCGGCATGCCCTCGCGGACCACGTTGATGCAGGCGGTCATGTTCTGCACGTTGAAGTCGAGGCCCACCTGCAGCGGCTCGCCCGGCAGGATGATCGCCGTACTGCGGTTCTTGATGCGGTCGAAATCGGGATAGACTGAGCCGCTGGTCAAGTTGGTGAACTTGCCGCGCAGGTAGGCGTCGATCAGCGCCGGCGGGTAGCTGGCCAGCAGCGACGGAATGTAGTCGGCTGGCAGGTTGAGCTCGTTGTCGAACGTGCTGGCCTGGATCAGGCCGTACAGTGCCGCCAGCTCGGGCTTGTCGCGTACGGCCTTCACGAACTGCGCGTAGACGAATTTAAAGCCCTCCGGCGTGGTCGTCACGTCGATGCCGTTTAACAGGCCCGGCACGTTGTAGCGCATCCGCGCGATGATCTTGCGCCAGGCCGTCTCGGCCTTCTTCATCGGCATCACGTCGAGCTCGTCGATCAGCGCGTGGCCGATCTTGAAGCCCACGATGGTCTCAGGCTTCTCCATCGAACGGCAAATGACCGTGCCGCGATACAGCCGGCCCTCGTACACCTCGACCTCGTGGTCGCCCTGCTTGACCTTGATCTTCAGGCCCATCGCATAGGCCACCTCCTCCATCGTGGGATAGAAGATGTCGCGAATCTGCGGATAGGTCGGTGCGAAATAGCCCTGGCTGATGCCCGGCCACTGCCAGAAGTGCATGCAGATGCCCACGCAGCCCACGAACGTCTTGCCCGAGCCGAAGCCGGCCACGTACGCTTTGTACTTATGCGGCAGGTTGAGAAAGTTCGCCTGTGGGATGTTCAGTTCGAGTGCTGGTGTCGTCATGCCGCGCGGCGTCCTTAACGCCGATCACGATCTGCACCGGTGTCGGTTTGTCGTCTTCGGGCTTGATGTCCTTGGTGGCCTTGATCAGGTCCAGGCCGATCTCGGCGGCGCCATTGGCAAGGCGGGTAAGCGCACCGATGTCGCTCAAGGCAACGCGGCTCGCATCGTCCATCGGCTTGGCGTCATCGATCTCGTTCACCTTGGCGTGGGCAATGCCCGACAACCGGTGCGCGGTCGCAGCGCCATATCGTGCGGCCCCGGCCAGGTGCATCGAGATTTCCTTGAGTTCGTCGGCCAAGGTGCGCGCCTGAATTTGCGCACTAATCGGAAGTGCGCGGAAGGCTGTCTCTGCTGCAACCAATTGATTTGCAACATCTTTTACCTGCTTCGTCTGCGCACCACAGCGTTTGCGTATGGCCGCTTCGGAGATATCGAATTCGCGGGCGAGGGCTCTGCCCTTCTCCCCTGCAAGGAGGCGTCGCTCGATCTCCGACCACTGCTTTTCTGTCAGGGATGATTTGCGCCCCATGGCTACCTCTGTTTCTGTTCCCTACCTTATTGAGCGTCTACCGCCAGCATCACCGGCGGCATGGTCGAGCCGATCACCCACAGGGCAATCGAGCCGCCGCCAGCCAGGATGGCCAGCTCGTTCTCAGACGGCTTCCAGTAGCTCACCACGGCGGGGATGCCGTCGCACTCGGTGCGGGTGATGGGCAGCGCACTGCATGGCAAATGCGCCTGATCCCAGCCCTTCGGCGCGCCCAGCACGTCGTTGTTGGTGTGGTGCTGATGCTTGTTCATACGAGATCCTGGTCTGAGGCTGACGATTGCTGAGGTGGCCTATACCAGAAGTCGGAAAGGTGCTTAGCTCAGCATCGCACATTACTGACTTTGTCGCCGCCCGCTCCAGGCTGGGGCCGCAGGGCGCGATGTTCTGTACCCGGCGGCCGGACCCACCTGGTCATGTTTCGTCGGCGATCTGCACCCGCTTTTGCAAGCCCTGCCGCTGGAGTGCGATGGCAGGTACGCGCCCTATCTTATGTGTACGGCCGGTTTGGCCGCACGGATTCAGTTCGTTGGGTGGCTGGTACAGGCACGTGGCGCCGTACGTTGATTAGACCCTAGGCGCGTACAGCAACGGTTTCATACGCCGCTACTGATGAAAGAATTGCCGCTGTTACGTCGGCATCTGGGGCGAATGCATCACCATTCGCTTGGAAAGGTCTGCTCAGGCAAGCGCGCGTCCTACGCCAGCGCGGCGCGAATGTGGCTTACAGATCTGCGCGCCTTGACGCAAGATTGCGGTCTCAACACAAAAAGGTGGACCCGTTGCTTAATCTCACCACCCAGGATCGAAATTTCTTAAACTACGTCGAGGCTTTGGGAATCGACGCCTTAGGTCACGAGATATTGCTTGGCCTATCTCACGGCGAATCCAATTCTTTCTTGCAATATCAGGCACACAAGGCTATGGCAAAAGCGAACGCGCCTGCCTACAGCTGTATGGTTGACCGCCATCTTGTTGCCCGCAGGCTTAAGATTTCAACCAGCCGCAGACCTCCCAGGTAGGTTCGCGGCATCTCCGGCGATGTCGGCCATCGCGCGGTCGACGGCACGCTCAGTTCTATTCCTCGCGGTCCGGCTGGCGGAAGGACGGCAGCAGGTGCCAGCCCAGTTGGCGCCGGATCTCTTCCAGCGTGGGCGGCGCCTCCAGTGGCGCGTGCGTCCGGCGCTCCAGGTACTCGCGGACGGTTTCTTTCGATGGGCGCGTCGTGTCGGTCATGCGCGGCCCTTCGGTGGGATTCAGGAATGCGGCCAGCCAGCAGCGCCAGGGCGCTCGCCAGCGGCACGCCTCGGTCAGCCAAAAACGCAGCGGCAATGAATACGCCTGCAGTCGAGATAGCTCGAGCGCGACGAACTGAAATCGAGAATGCATATCCATCGTGCGAGCGTATCGCACCGGACGACCTACGCCTTGATGAAAATCAAAGCGGATACAGAAAAGCCACCGCAATGGGTGGCTTGGAGTGTGCTCCCGTGCTATCTGCGCGGTGAGCGGAACATACATGCGAGCGGAAGCACATCGGCCGGTCTACTCGCAAATCCCTGCTATCGGTGCCGCCGGAGCGATCATTACGAGTGCAAGAAGTAAGTGGGCAGATGTTAACGTACTTTTCGAAAAAAAGGAAAGACTATCGGAAAGACTTTACTTCGAATCTTTGCCGCCAGCTGGTTTTTCACTAATGGTATGAGTTTTGAAAAATTCGTTGGCGGGGCCTGGTGGTTGGGGATCCACGTTAAACGGCGCTGGAGTTGGAACTGGCGCAGTTGCAGGCGGCTGCGAGCGCTCAGGCTGGGGTGTGCTAGCTGGCACGTCGGGTAAATTATTAGACATCGCGGGCTCCGGGGAATAAGCACTGCAAATATTGGGTTTGCCTAACAATTGTACGCTATAGATCTTGTCTGTTGATGACACTTTGTTAAAAACATAGAGCCCTCCTGATGGAATAAGCACTACCACCGCACACGCACATGCCAATAAGGCTCGCTGAACATATGCTCCGCGATCACGGTTTACGTTCCCATTCCACGCAGCAGCATCAGCGAGAAGCTCATTTAAATATTCCTCGAAGTCAACTTTAGACAACGCATCAGCCTCGCTGACGGGTAGGCCCTGCCTGCGTCGCCAATTCTTCAGGGTAAAACTATGCTCGCGAAGTGCCTTGGGATTCGGCAGTTTTTTGTAGTTGGGGGAGATCGCTGCTCTGCATAGAAAATACAAACCGCACAGCAACGACAGGAGGGACGCTCCTGCCGTCACGCCAAACAAGTAACACTGGATTGTGTATTGGTATTGATAGTCAACGAGAACTATTGAAACCGCACTCGTTAGCGCAGCCATCACTACGAGAGGAATATTTACCGTCGTTGCAATGGCATTACGTTGATCAATTTCGAACTCGTAGAACTTTTGGAAGTGACTCGAATCCATTTTTTGGCTGCTCCTTAGAACGCCATAGCGGTTGCTTCTTGGGATACGATATCAAGAATATCACCTTAGGCACAAGGATGGGCTCCCATAACTCAAATTGCGCCCGCCATCCCGAATTTTATTGGCCGTCCTCCTTGATATTCGATTGACTTTTCTCAACTACAGCTTCGCGAATGAATATTAGCCTCAGCGGATGAAAAATCACATTCCCCTCTGCTGGGCTGCGCGCAGACTTACCCCTACCCACGGTCTTAAATTTGCTGCCGCGCTTCTTTGTGACCAGGCCGTACCCGTCGAACTGGCGTTACGATTTTTGACGCTGCCGCTTAAACGGCTATCCTGTGCTTGTTGGCCCTACCGTTACCAGGAGCTCGAGGATGAAGCCCACCCAAGCACCATCGACCGTACGCCGCCGTGCTGCAGCGTATGTCCGTATGTCGACCGAGCGCCAAGTCTATTCGACGGCGAACCAATTGGACCGGATCCGGGAATACGCAGTGAGCCATGACCTCGACCTGGTAACGATCTACGAAGATGCGGGAAGAAGCGGCCTGACGAAAAAGGGGCGGCCAGGCCTCACTCGCATGATCGAAGACGTACAAGGACAGCACGACTTCACGGTGATACTCGTATATGACATTAGCCGGTGGGGCCGGTTCCAGGATCTGGACGAGAGCGCGCATTACGAGTACTTATGCCGCGTGAACGGTGTCAACGTGGCCTACTGCGCCGAGGTGTTCGAGAACGACGGGTCGCCGTTCACAGCGATCATCAAAGCCCTCAAGCGCGCGGCCGCAGCGGAGTACAGCCGCGAGCTCTCCACGAAGGTCTTCGCTGGCCAGTGCCGCATGATCTCGATGGGATTCAAGACGGGTGGCCCATCTGGGTACGGGTTGCGGCGCGCCCTGCTCGCCCCCGACGGAAAAATCATCCAGATCCTGAAAGCGGGTGAATGGAAAACAGTGCAAACTCAGCGCGTGGTGTTGGTGCCGGGACCGGCGGATGAAATAGCGATCGTCAATCAGGTGTTCAACTGGTATCTCGCGGGCCGTGTCGGCGATAGGAAAATTGCCGCCGTGCTGAATGCCCAGTCGATTCCCACCCAGGCGGGCGGCCCGTGGACGGCCGACATTATCCGGGGCATGCTGCAGAACGAGAAGTACATCGGGAACCTGATCTTTAACAAGGCCTCATTCAAGCTGCGCAAGGCTGCGGTGCGCAATCCACCAGAAGAATGGGTGCGATGCGACGGGGCCATCATCCCCATCGTACCGCGTGAGCTTTTCGAGGCCGTGGCGCGTGAGCGGTACCGTCGCCACCGGCATTACAGCGACGAGGAGCTGCTGGCGTCAATGCGTAGAATCTATGCGGCGCACGGCCGCATTTCGAGCGCGCTGATTGATGCTGATCCCCACATGCCGAACGCGAGACATATTTCCAGGCACTTCGGCACGCTGTTCGATGCCTGCATCATGGCAGGAGTGCGGCCGGTGAGGAGCAATGGTTTCCTGGTCACCAGGAGACAGAATTACGAGCTGCGCGACCAGATTGTTTTAGACGCAGAACGGCTAGCCCGCGAGGCCGGCGCCACGACCGAGCGTTGCGCTACGCCGCATACGTTGCGGCTCGATGGCCAAGTGACAGTTTCGTTCCGAGTCATCCGCTGCGCCCACGACTTGAAATATGGCTACCGCCGATGGCACATCCGCCCCCACCTCGCCGATGGCTGCGACTTCCTGCTGTTGGCGTTGTTAGATCAATCCAACAAGGCAATCACTTCGTACCTACTGCTCGCGTCAGCGGAGCTGAATAGCCAGGCGGTAGGCCTCACGGAGTCGAGCATTTCAAGGTATGCCGCAACCAATCGTGAGACCCTTGCCGAATTCTTTTTACCGAAGCAGCGCTGCTGAACGGGCATTGTGCGCCTGGAGCAAGCCTTCCAGTTCGCTGACCATATCCAACGCCTTCTCGCGTTCGAAGCCACCACCGCCAATCTCACCACGGCCACTGCCTTTGCACGGCTGGCAGATCATACGGTTGGCAGTGCCGGTGCCGTGGCAGGTACCGCACTTACCGTCGAGCCAGTAGGCCAGCGAGCGCTCGGCGACGCGGCGGTACAGGGTCAGGGCGGCACGGATGTCCCACTCGGTCCCCTCCTTCACCCACCTCCGCTCGCGACCCTTTTCCGTCACACGATTGGTCCAGATGCGCAGCAGCTGCGCCAGATTCTGCGTACCCGACTCGAACGTCTTGCTGATCGAGCCGTCAGCGTATTTCACGCGAGTCAGCAGCGCGCCAAATCCGGCGCCGGAAAGATCGGCGAGCGCAGCTGCAGCGAGAGGTTCGGCCGCGTGATGCTGCGCGTCGTCCTGCAACGTGCTGGCGTTCAAGCCCCATACGAACTGATCGGCGAAACCCATGTGAAACTCTCCCTGGTTGACGGCAGGAACGTTAACACACGGAAATCGCGAATACAATGGACCAACTGGCAATGTGTTGCAAATTTTTACAACACATTTCCTACTGGCCGTAATCATTCACGCAATTGCCGCAGCGCCTTGTCGTACGCCAGCGCGAGAACACCCACCTCCGCCACCGGCAGCGCCCGAAGGTAGTGCGCGATTGACAGCCGAATCGCTGCGTACTCGGCCGTCGTGAGGTCCAGCAGCACTGTCGGCCTCGCACACGCCTTAAGCAGCGCGGACCAGCCCACCACCGACTTGTCGTACAGCCGCTTATTGCCCATTTGCGACCAGATGGCGGCGCTGGTCAGCAAATGCTCCGTGAGCGTGTTTGCCAACGGTGCCGGCGCCAGGCCGCGCTTGGCCGCGTCGAGCGCGATCAGCACGACCAGCGCAGTGGCGTCGGCGTCCTCCTGGCCGACCACCTGCTTGGCGGCCAGGAGGTCGAGAGGGTTCGCGAGGAACGTCTGGCGCGCGCCCATCAGCCGGCTCCCAGCATCGGCACGGCCGCGCGCTGCATCGTGAGCAGTGGCGCATCGTTGCCGCCCGCCAGCACACGCTGTGCGGCGGCCTGGTCACCCACCAGCACCGGCGCCTGTAGCGCGTAGCCCTGCTTTCCGTTCTGCGCGTTGGCCATGCCGATCAGCACTGGCGGATACGGCGGCGTCTCACCGCGCATCCGGTAGCCCCGGTACCGATTTTCGAACTCCTTGGCGATGAACGGCCAATCCGCCTCCGACTTGCTCACGATTTGCAGCCAGCCACCCATGTCGTGCAGTACGCGGTGGATCAGCGCATCATCGAACACGACGTCAGCGTACGAGCCGACCTGCCGCACCGCGCGGTCAACCTTCGACCAGGCCACCGCCGCCTGGTCGGACGTGCGCCCTTCGAGCATTTTCGCCACGTCCGCGACCTTCGGCATCCACTGCCCAGTGTCAGGATTCTTCGCGTGCGCCCACAGCGCCTTCTCAACTGCCTCCAGGTCGTACTCGCGGAGGCCTTCCCAGTACACGACCAGCACGCCCTTGGAGAGCTCTTTGCCGTAGTAGTCGGCCACGCCGATCAAAGTCGTGAAGAACCGCTTTTTTTCGTTTTCAATCATGGCCCTGCTCCCTCAAAAGTTCTTCGACTGCACGTGCTGTAGCCTGGCCGGCCTTGCCCAGTTGCTGAGTGGCCGCTGCCAGCGGCGCGCTCCCCCGGCGCTTGATCGAGAGCTGATCCCACTTCTCGCGCAGCTTGCCCGGCGACAGGATGTTCGCGTGCCAGAAGCCGTCGTCCTGGGTCCAGCCGAACAGCTCGCAGATCTCGCGATGAGTGCGGCCGTCTCGCTCACGCATCAAGCGCACCTCATCGGCCCAGGCATCGAAGTTCGGCTGCTTGTGGCCAGGGCTACCAGCCAGGATGCGGCCGTAGAGCCAGCGCGCGCACGTCTCGTCCTCTGCAGTGCTGCGGCGTTGCTTCCGGCGCTCTTTGCCCTCGTCGTCATCCTCGACGGTGGGGCTCGGCGCCACGGCGGCGCTTTTCGCCGACGTGTTGTTTCCTTCTCCTGTTCCTGCTCCTGTTCCTGTTCCTGTTTCGGGGCTCAGTACCGAAGGGTTTCGAAAGGGTTCGTTTTCCGCCTCAAATTTATCCAAAATCGCGACCGGAAAAACAGGCGAGAATTCGCGCAAAGCCGCAGCCAGAGCCGCTTTCGCCATGGATGGAGCCGACAGGGAGTCGAACAATTTCCCTGCCGCTTTGCCAACATTCGGGTTTTCGAACTGGTTCCACTTCAAGTAGCGCAGGATGACCACCCAATTTGACCTCTCGCAACGGTAGATATAACCCTTCGAGACAAGTCCACTAAACCCTTTCGATACCCTTTCCGCGCTCCATTTAAGGTCATCGGAAGCGTATGCCTCAGGTAGCCGGAAGCAGCCCACCATGTTCCCGTGCGGACACGTCAAGAGATAGAGCGCGAGAGTGCGCTCGTCCTCCGTCATCGCCGTCACGTCTTCGCTGGTCCAGAATGCGGTGTACACCTTGCCGTATTCACGCATTGCGTACCCCCGCGACATACCGCGTGCGGCCCGTCAGCGCATCGCGCACGGTGGACACGGCCAAGCCGAACTGGCGCGCCAGCGATTCGTACCCACCGCCGCGCACGCCCGGCTTATGGGCTTCGCGGATCGCGCGTACCTGGTCATCGGTCAATGCTCGACGGCGCGTCATAATCCATTCTCCCCGTCCATGGCTTCCATATCGAACAGCGTGGGTACGCTGATCTGCTTCTCCATCGCGCGCAGGTAATGCACCTGGTCGGTGAAGTAGCCGCCGTTGAGCTCGGAGCCGCCGCCCAGGCGCCCCAGCTTGATCGCCCGTACCGGCACCGTACCCAGGCCGCAGAACGGGTCATAGACCAACTCGCCAGGGTTGGTGTAGCGATTGATGATGCGATCGACGATATCGATCTGGAACGGGCAGACGTGCTTTTCGACTGCGCGCGCGGACTGTTCACCGTTCAAAGTGCGCATGCGCACGATGTCGTGCCAGACAGTCGGATCGGCGCTACCCGGCGCCAGGCTCATGAACGTGGCCGGCAGCGTCTTGTTCGCCAGCATGGCCTCGCCCACGGCCACGTGGTATTCGTAGTTGTAGACGTTGTCCAGCGACATCTCGGTGAAGACCTTGGCCAGCTTGCCAGGGCCGAAGCTGGCCAGCTCATGGGCGCTGAGCAGCCGGTCGCCGCTCGATCGCCAGAATGCGTGCGCGTCAACCTGCCAGCGCGCGACGCTGTAGCCGGTACCGGGCACTGGTGGCAGCTTGCGGTCGAATGGCACGGTGGCGCCCTGCTCGTCCAGGCACATCGGCTTCATCTTCGTCACCGGCACGTCCGCGTAGCCGCGCGCGCGGTCGGTCTGCGGCTTGTGGAACAGCAGGACATATTCCGGCATACCCACGCCCATCTTGCTGCCGTCCTTGCATACCTCGGAATAGCCCAAGCGGTAGGTCTGGTTGTTCTCGCGCACCACGTCGGTGACGACCGTGATCATGCCCATGTAGTCGAAGCCATGCTTGGTAGCGTGGAAGATCGCTTCGGCGTGGAACGGGCTCACGGTGGGCACGCCGGCGCCGGTCACGTTGCCGAACAGGATTCGGTCTTTCACGTGGCAGGCGTACATGCGGCCCGGCTGCAGGATGCGCAACAGCTGCGGCGTGAGGAAATCCATCTGGCGCCAGAACTGATCATTGTCTTGCGTATGGCCGAAGTCGTTATAGCTCGGGCTGTATTCGTACTGATTCCCGAAGGGGATCGAGGTCAGCACCAGACCCACCGAGTTGTCGGGCTGCTCGAGCGCTTCCAGCACGCAGTCGTTATGCGCCACCTCGAAGCGGTCGCCGGCGACCACCTGGCGCTGCACGCCGATGGTACGCGCGAGCGAGTCCTGCATCGAGAGCTGGTCGAGGCCGTAGGTGCGGATGATCTCGCCCATCTTCGCCTGCATTTCTTCGTGCTGCCGCCACTTCGTCTGCAGGTCGGCCAGCACCTTGCGCTCGACCTCGGTGTGCACGATGTCGATGATGACCGGGTGTGCCTGCTGGAAGCGCTGTACGCGGTGAATGGCCTGGATGAAGTCGTTGAACTTGAAGCCGATCCCCGCGAAAATCTCACGGTGGCAGTGCTGCTGGAAATTGCAGCCGCTGCCGGCAATGATGGGCTTGGTGGACAGGATCTGCACCTTGCCGTCGCTGAAGTCGGCGATGCGCTGCTCGCGCTCGTCGATCTGCTGCGTGCCCCACACGCTTACGGCGGCCGGGATCGCCGCCTGGATGGCGTGGCGCTCGTCCTCCAGGTCGTGCCACACGAGGAAATGGTCAGCGGGATCCGCCGCGATGATATCAGCCACCTTCGCCACGCGCGCAGCCATGCTGTCGCGCTTCTCGCCGGCTGCGGCAGACAGGCCCATCGCGACGTTGGGGATCAACAGGCCCTGGCCATTCTTCTCGGCGCCGGCCGTGCCGTAGTTGCTCGGCACCTCGTGGTATCGGACCTCGATCGGCGGCAGGTCGTAGCCTTCGTCCGAGTGGCCCAGGTCGCTCGGCTTCTGTATGAACACCGCCCAGCTGGCTACCCACAACCAGAATTCGTGTTCCTTGTGCGGGTAGAGCGTCAGGTTGCCGGCCTTCTCACTGTCGCGCTGGAAAAAGCGCGTCAGGGCCTGGCCGGTGTCCATGACGCCCAGGTAGCCGGCGTAGTGGATCAGTTCCTTGAACCGGTTGGGGCTCGGCGTGGCGGTGTAGACGAACTTGAATTCCACCGGCGCGAACATCGGCAGGAACTCCTGGTAGGTCTTGCTACCGTAGCTGCGCAGCACACTGGCCTCATCGAGGCCTGAGGCTTGCCACTTCGTCACGTCCACCTTGGCCTCGCGGACTGACTCGTAGTTCGTCATGTAGATCGTGGCCGGGTCGTCGATCTCGGCGTCAGAGCGGATGAAGCGCAGGTCGATGGCTTGGTCGCCGGTGAAGCGCTTCGCCACCTCGCGCGAGAACTCCTGGCGCACGCCCAGCGGCGCGACGATGCCACGGATCCCGCCCGGCCGGTGGATGCCAATCTGGCGCATGACCTCGAGGTTGGTGCTGGTCTTGTGCAAGCCGAACGATGCGAACACGGCGCGCTGGCCGCCGGCGAGTGCCCAGCGGACGATCTGGCGGGTGTGCGGCTTGAGACCGGGGTGAATCTGGTCCAGCGGCACGTCGAAGCCCTTCGACGGCGCCAAGCGGATTTTGTCGCGCAGGAACTGGCTGTATTCGGCCTGGATCAGGTGCTTTTGTTCTTCGCTGTTGAATGCGCTCATGTCATTTCCGTTTTGGTTGATCAAGCAGCGGCCATCAGGCCGTCGCCTTCAGTTCTTTTAAAAGTTTGCGGTAGTGCGCGGTCAGGGCGATCAGGTCGTCCACCGAGTAGTGGCGCGGTTCGTTGTCAGATTCGAGGGCTTCGACCGCCGACAGGCCAATGCGCTTGATCAGGCCGATGCGGTAATCGACCGCGCGGCCGGCGCCGTAGCGGTTGCAGTGCACGAGCTGGCGGTGGACGTTGTTCGGATTGAAGCGCAGGTGCGGCGCGCTGCCGACGCTACGGTAGTGGCCAGCATCCCAGCCGTGGGCGCCCAGGCCGTCCACGCCGGTCACAGCGCGGCCGCAGCAGATGCATGGCAGCAGCCGGTCGCGGAACCGTACCCAGGCGTTAAAAGCCTTCTGGCATTCGGCCGCGTGGTCAGCCTTGCGCTTGAACTTGGCCAGCTTCTCTTGGCGGTCCTTGCGCTCCGCTTTCGCCGCGGCCGATTTCTGCTTGGCGACCTTGGCCAGCGCCACCACAGTGCCGCAATCGGGCGAACACCAGGTCACAAACGGCTGCGGCCGGACGAACTCGGTACGGCAAGTGCGGACAGCGCACTTGTGCTTCTTCTCGCGCGCGGCTTTGGTAATGGTCTTCGTCACCTCACGTACTTCGATGCGCTCGCCGCGCGCGAACGCGTTGCGCCTCATGAGTGCGGTGCCGGGTTTCATGGGTGAGCGCCTCATACTGACCGTCCCGAAAGGACAATATTAATTGGCAAGTTTGATAACGATTTAGTGCTAATATGAAGCTCCGCCCTAGTGAGAGCACTATGTGCCATACCGTACAACGGACGTACCTCGGCTGGGACATCACAATTCGATGCTCTACCCGCGCCGCCTCTACCCCTTCCAAGGCAGCGACCTACACAGCAATGGCTGTAGCCGAACTGCGCACCGACGAGGATCCCTCGCAGTGGGTTGATGCGAGATTGCAGTTGATCAACACTGGCAATCGATCGTGGAGTGCGTCGGATCACTGCGTTGACGATCTTTTTGACGAAGTGAAGCAGCTCATTGACGCTTTGAAGATATAAAAACCCCACGTTCGAGTAGGATTGCGTTCTCTGAATCGCATCGGCCGCAAAAACTGCGGGCTGGCTCGTACTGTTTTTCACTCTGAGGAGGCTGCAATGTGGAAGTGCAAGCGATGCACCGCTGACTTGAAGTTCGCAGACTGCGAGCCCGCCATTGACCACTTCGGCGCTTACTTCCTTTGCCCGCGATGCGGGTACAGGAATAAGCTGAAGAACGTCGGCAAGTCCGACGGCCCAACTGAACTGGTCCAGATCGGCGACTGAGGAAGTTGACGACTTCACGGCGCCGCCTCATCCGGCACGGTGTCGCCGTAGATGCTGGCCACCAGAGCGCGCATGGCGGCGATGAGGGGTGTCGGGCCGCGCCCGGACCGGAGCGTGATGTGGTCCTCGGCGAGCCACTCGGCATCGCTGATTGGCTCGAAGCCGATCGCGTACGCCTCCAGCAGCGGGCCGCCCTGCGCCCAGTCTTCATGAGGTGCAAAATCGATGGGCGCAAATAGCGGCCCGACGCGGCAAATATCCAGCGCAATGCGGGGCCACTCGAGCTCCGCCGCGCGCGCCGCCCACAGCGCCAGGTCAGCGCCGGTCAGTTCAGCGACGGCCGTCATGGCTTCGCTCCCATCGCACGGTTCATGGCCGCAGCGCTCAGGCCGGCCAGCTTGCAACCGTCCTGGGTGGCGTGGAAGTAGCGCATGTCCAGCAGCGCGGCGCCGGCGCGCACAAAGCCGGCAGCGACCAAGCGGTCGAGCGCGGCCTTGTCGCGGCGATTGGCCAGGTACTGGTTGCGGAAGCCCCAGTGCGCTTTCGGACGGTGCAGCGTGGCGCCCAGCATGTGGTGCAGCACGTCGAGGTCGTCGTCTTGCAGCGTAGCGACGCGCGCGGCGAACAGGCAGGTCACACACTTGCCGTGCTGTGCAAGTTGCTTGGCCGGCGCGGCTTTGGTGCAGCCGCAGCGCTGAGGAATCAACGAAAACTCCGGCGCCTTCTGGTTTGCCAAGTGCTGACGCGTTGTTTTTGAGAGGTCCGGTATCATGCTATGCTGTCCTATTGTTAATAATGAGGTAACTATGCTTTTCAACTTTGAGATAGCCATTGGCCTGGATGGAGTAGCAGCGGCATCGCTCAATGGATCCACAGCTGAAGTTTTCCTTACGTTCGGCCCCGGATCTACAGCATCCCCAGTCCAGTACAAAATCATGTTCGGTGGGCAGTCTTGGGCCTGCGAATGGACGCGCGAACAGATTCTTGAGGATGCAGCGCGGATTGCTATTGCCCAGTACGCTGCAAGTTTCAACAAGCCGTCTGCGCCACTGCACTTCACGGCGACCCAGGAAATGGGACGTTGGCCCGGCAGTCTGGAGACTCGATAAATGAGTTCGAGCATCACGCCACCCAACCCACTTCGCGCTCATGTATGAAGTTCGCCTGAATCAGCGCCCGCGCCATCGGCGGAAGGCTTTTCGTGGCCTTCTCTGACTTTGAGCGCAAAGCGTTTGCACACGGCGTGGAACATGATTTGGCCCGAGCGCGCTTCGTTGGCGCCGGCGTGAATATCTTGCCGCAATGCTGACAGGGCAATTGCAGAGGATGTTTCTGCTTATGCTCAGCCATGTGATCTTTGGCTGTCATGACCACCAGATTACTGATGTCATTGTTCCGAATATTCTCATCACAGTGGTGCACCTGCTCACCCGGCAACAGCGCACGACCAAGGTGCTGTTCCATGATGTGTCGATGCTTCAACTTCGTTTTCCCGTCGACCTTTACGGTGAGGTATCGGTAAGTCATGCTGCGGCCCCTTGAATAAGCTTTTCGTGTGAAAAATTCGCGAAGATGAGGGCGCGGGCCATCGGCGGGCACACAGAATTTCCCACCATGCGCACCTGGGCTGACTTCGTGAGCGCCACGCGCGGCAGGTCTAGCGGGCTGCCGTCCACCTGGCGCCCGTCCTTGAACAGCAGCGCCGGGTTCGGAATCTCGCGGATCACGTAGTCGGCCGGGAAGCCCTGGGCGCGGTACAGTTCGGACGGATCCAGCATACGCAGGCCAATGTCCACGATCTGGTAGTCCACGCCCTGGATGGTGACCAGGCCGAATCGGTCCCGGCTGGTCACGGTTGCAAGCGGGGAATCTGGAGACTGGTCCTGATCGCAGCCGTAGTACGCCAGCAGGAACGCGCGCACCTCGGCGTGGTGCTGGCCGCCGGCGCTGATCGTATGCAGCGGCTCGTCCACGCTGGCCGTGCTGCTGGTGCCGCGCAGCTTCACTAGGTTGCTGGTCATCACCGCATGGCGAGCGCTGGCGGTGACCGTCTTGATCGGCTCGCGCGCATCCTGGCCGCGAGATTCATCAACCTTCTGCGAATACATCGCTTCGATGTGCGCTGTCACGATGCCCAGCGCGTGCGGAGCGCCAGCCGGGTTTTCCTTCGGGCCGGCCGTGATGGTCGGTACCGGCTCCATCATGTCGCTGCCGGTGGCGCCGGTGCGGAATTTCGTAATGTGCGCCGTCACCAGCGCCTGGTTGCCCGCTGCGGTCACGGTCGGCACCGGCGCACCGACCTCAGCACCAGGGTGTCCGGTGGTGTTGGTCATCACGAACGGTGCCAGCTCAGCGGTGACCACGGCGGTGTCGCCCTTGGCTGTTACGGTCGCCACGGGCTCGTCGGCGCCGCGCGGGCGGCTGTCGCCAGCCCGGCCGCCCACACCTACCAGCGTGGCAGATACCGCGCTAATATGGCCGCCTTTCACCTGGGCGCAGATCGTGCGCAGCGGTTCGTCTACGGGCATCACGCGCTGGTTGCTGGAGTTGGCGTGCTCGTTCAGGAACGCGCTGACCAGCGCGGCCTTGCCGCCGCCAGCGGTGATCGTGCCCAAGGGCTTCTCGATGTCGAGCGCGCGCGGCGCCTGACCTTCGCGCTCACCATAGCCGACCTGCACCATCGAGGCCACGGCCAGCGCCTTCTCGCCACGGTTCGCGCTTGTGATGGTGCGGAAGGGCTCCAATACGGAATCGTTGCGGTCGCTGCCCTGGTGGGTAACGGGAACGATGGTGGGCACGACAACGGCGCGGTGGTTCTCAGTGGTCAGCGTGCCGAAGGGCTGCGCCGCCGGCACGGGCTTGCCCGAATAGATCGGGCCGCCTTGCCCGACGATGAACGGCGCGGGCGCGTCCACTACGTAGCGCATGATGCCCTTAGCGATGCGGCGCAGCGTGGCCGGCGCCAGTGGTCGCTTGCGCTCGAAGATCGATGGGCAAGCAATATTCCAGTCGATGCATTCGGCGGCCGTGCGGTGCGGCAGCAGCTTCCCGGCCAGCACGCCAGGCGAGGACGGCGCGCCGTGTGTCGCGGCTGGCCAGCGGATCGGCAAGCCATCGCGGCGGGCGACCAGGAAGAAGCGCTTGCGAATGGTCGGGGTGTCGTAGTCGCTGGCGCGCAGCTCACGGTGGTCGACCGTGTAGCCATGGGCTCGCAGCTGGCGCAGGAAGCTTTCGAACGTTTTGCCTTTCTTCGCCGGATCCGGACGGAAGTTACCCTCGGCGTCCACCAGCAGCGGGCCCCAAGTTTTGAATTCCTCAACGTTTTCCAACATGATCACGCGCGGCTTGCACTTCGCCGCCCAGCGCAACGTTACCCACGCCAGGCCGCGAATGTTCTTCGCCACCGGCGTGCCGCCCTTGGCCTTGCTGAAATGCTTGCAGTCGGGCGACAGCCAGACCAAACCAACCGGCTGGTTGTTCGTTACCTTGATCGGGTCAACGTCCCACACGCTCTCGCACAGGTGCTTCGTATGCGGGTGGTTCATAGCGTGCATAGCGAGCGCCTCGGGATCATGGTTTATGGCAATATCCACCGGGCGACCGAATGCCTCTTCGAGGCCTGTACTGGTGCCTCCGCCCCCAGCAAAGTTGTCGATGATCAGCTCGTGGCCCAAGTCAAGTGACAGGGTGAAGGAATCGCGCTTCATGATATTATTTCCCCATTGAAATGGATTCGCATATGAGCGCAGCTGAAGAGCGAATACAGATTGGGATGTGGCAAATGACCATCCGCACTACCGTCGATACCGCGACGGGGCAGTACGCGTTTGCCGTCACCAATATCCGAAAAGTGTGCGATGACACGTTCCGCACTCTGCAGGTGGTTGCCGATCACAGTGATGCCAGCAGCCAATTTCCCACTGAGGCCGCTGCTCTTGCGGCAGCCTACTTTTGGGCCACCGAGAATTTGAAATAGCAGGCGGCTCATGCGCGCGCTCCCGCAGCACGGCGCGCGATAAGCACCGGCATCGAGCGCGCCGGGCCGCGATGGGCCGGGCCGGCAACTTCGCCAGCGTACGGCGCCGCCGGCGCCAGCGCGTTGCGCGCGGGCGTGGTGATGTTGTAGACCAGGCCGATCAGGTAGGCGTGGCGGCCGTCGACCAGTTCATCGAACAACGCGCGCTGGATTGCTTCGGCGCGGTCGTCCTCGATATCGACGTCGGCGCGCTCGCAAATTTGGTAGAAGGTGCCTGGGCCGGTCAGCAGCGCGGTGAGCAAGCGGTGCGCGCCGGAGCGCGGATTGGGGAGAACTTTCATGGCTGGCCGCCCTCCGCCTTCATGAGCTGATCCGCGCAGTCGCGCAGCTTCTGCTCGTTGTGGCGGTGCTTCGTGCGCGCGCGGTCCTTCTCGGCTGCCGGCGCGGCGGTCTTGGCCTTGTCCGTGGTGCGCCAGTCCTTCACGGCCGCCAGGGTCTTGCTCTCGGTGTAGTTGATCGAGGTCGTCATGGCTCGGACCTAGTGGTGCAACGTGATATCATTGGGGCCTCTGTACGTTGTAATTGAATTGCTAAGCCGGCCTGCACGCCGGCTTTTCTATTTCCGCGATCAGTCGTACTGCCCTGACCTCTCGCGGATTTCTTGAACAGCCATGCCGTAGTACTCATGGATGAACAAAATGTGTTTCGCCGACAGGCGGCGCTTTCCTCGCACCAGGCAGCTGATGACGCCTCGGTCCTCGCCCATTTCGACGGCGAGTGCGGTGTAATTTTTCAAATCGTTTTGTTTAATCAGGTAGTCCAGCAGTTCGCGCACGCTGGACGGCACGGGGCCTGATGTCATGGCGGTGCTCCGGCGCCGGCCTTGGCAACGCGCTTGCGCTCGGCGTCCAGGCGCACGAAGCGGCCGGTTATGTGCGGGTATTCCTCGCGGTGCTGGGCGATGTCGTCTTTGCTGAAGCACTGCGCCTTCGTGATGTCGGCTACGAACACGGCCTTTCGGCCCCGACGAGCGATACCGTTCAGGTACATTGGCTTCGGCACCGATGTGCTATCGCGCAGGATGAAGTCTTTGCTCACCTGCACAGCTCCAGTGCCTGCTGCTCAGTGAAGCCTTCGGCCACGAGCGCCAGATACTTGGCCCGGCTGATCTTCGCGCTGAGCTGCGCTATCTCGATGTGGGCGGTCAGGTTCTCGCGCATTTCGCGCACCAGGACGGCCAGCTTGACCCGGCCTTTGTCTTCGTCGTGGTGGCTCACTTGACGCTCCCTGCGGCATGATCGATGGCCAGGCCGCCGGCGGTGTAGCCGCGCTCGACGCACGCGCGGCGCGCCGCCTGCATCAGGGGTGAAAATTCTGATGTTGGCGTCGGGTAGGCCTCGCGCTTCTCGGCCGGCAGCGACCAGTAGTGATCGACGGTGCAAAGCAGAGTACGGATGATGTCGACGGGATCTTCCTTGAGCGGATCGAGGCCTGTCGGCGTAGTCATCGCTGCATGCAGCGCGCCAGCGGCGGACGGCGACAGCGTGACGGAGCTACCCATGACCTTCGCCGTGGCCAGGTGGTCGCGCAGTTCGGGTAAGCCGGTGTCGGTGATGGTTGGCGCATGCAGCAGGCCGGCATTCAGGCCCATATTCCACGCAGCGCGTGCATGGGCGTCCATCTGCTCCGTGCTGAACCCGGAAGCGAGACGCTGCTGAGGCGTGCCCCAGTTCAGGGTGATGTCGCCAGCAGGTGCTGGCAGCGGCGGCAGTGCGCTGTGCGCTACCGTTGGCGGGCGCGGCTGATTGTTCGATGGGCTATTCACAGCGCCACCTCCGCCAGGACGGAATCTTTCCACTTCACCTGCTGGATCGGTGCGCCGCTACCGTGCCGCTTGCCGGTGTCGAGCACCGTCGCGTGTGCGCGACCCTTCTCCGTCGGCACCCAGTGTCCAGCAACGCTCTCTTGCAGGCCGGCGTCGGTCAGCCGCTGGTTGAAGCGGATGGCGCTCTGGCAGAAGCGCTTACCCAGCTCGGTGGGCGTGAAATAGATTTCTTGATCGGGCGTCGGCAGGTGCTGCTGGCCAGCCAGCGCAAGCAGGTTCACGCCGGTCTGCGCCGCGGCGATCTGGTTGGCGCCGATGGCTGCCGCGTTCTTGTCGATGCCACAGCAGCGCAGCGCGCGAACCAGGGCGGGCATCATGCCGGCCGCAACCATCACCGGCGACTTCGACGGTACCGCGCGCACAGCCTTTGCTGCTGGTGCCGGCAGCGCGCCGGTGACCAGTGCGTCAAACGTGCGGATCACCTCCAGGTGGAACTTGGCGCTGATCCACATCGCGTATGCATACACAATTTCTTTCGCCGCAAAGGTGCCACCGTATCGGCCAGCCGTCGATGCCACCGGTTCGCAACTCTGCGCTGGCGCAGAATTAGAAATCTCGGCAATCAATTCCTGGGTTTCTGGGCGACGGGAGAAGAATGCCGGCTGATGGCGCTCCTCGCCGCCGGCGGCTTTATGCAAATCGTTCAGCGAGTAGCGGCCGAGGTCGTCGGCGCGGATTGGTACATTGGCGATGATCAGATTTTTCACTGTCGGGTCCGGTTGGGTTGAAGGACTGAAAAGGTTCAATGCGACTTAATGCCGCTCGCTTTGAGAATGGCAGCCTTGGCGTGCGCTGCGCCGCCGCCCTTGGCACCAGCTGCTGTTTGAAGTGCTGCGGAAATATTCATAATTTCGCGCGCGGTGGTTTTGCGGCGGCGGAGCTTTGCGGTAATCGCCGGCAGGTCGAACGCACCAGTCGCCAGCTCAAACATTCCGCGCAGGACGATGCCCGACCATGCGCAATCATCGTCGTGCCAAATGTTTTCGATGGCATCCATGGCGGCCTTTAGCGCGAGCGGATTGGACGCGGAGTATTGGCTGATCGCGCCAATAGCGTTGGTGCAACCCTTGCGCAAACCACCAGTGCTGATCACGATGCCGTACGCATCGAGCATCTTCTGGATCGCTATCGCGTTGCTGTCGCCAGCAACCAATGCGGCGATATGCTTCTGCCGGGTATTAACACCTTCCGTTCCGCTCCCATTGATGATGCCGAACCAACGCGCCTCATCTTCTTGAGAGCCTTTAACCACCAGCGCCGGCACATGCGTGTACCCCAGTTGACGGGCCATATCGACGGTGTGCTGCCCATCAGTGATCATCATCTTTCCATCCGAGCGCAAGGAGACGTTGATGGCCTTCATCGCTCCAGGCTCGAATCGCTTCGCGTTGCGCTTGACGCGCGACGCCTTGAGGCTTCGCTGGTAATCGGGATCTACGATCAGGTCGCAGATTGCGACGAGACGCATTTCGACGTCTGGAGCGATTTGTTTGGACATCAGTTTTCCTATCTGGTTGAAGGTGCCGGCTTTACCCGGCGGAGATCTGTTCAGGAACGCATCGGGCGCAGCGCACCGCGCGACACGCGGCGAACGCCCTGACCCTGACCTGGGAACGAGAAGGCCCGGCGCAGGCCTGCACTGGCCCCTTCTTGGCGGCCCGGGAAGCGGGTAACCTGCTGGTGTGCCGTTGCGATGCGCATGCCAGCCTGGCGGAGGAAGCCGCTGATGCTGATGTCTGCGGCAGCGCAGTGGCTCTGCAAAGTGGCCTGCTCCTCGTCGCCGAGGTAGACCTTGACGACGTTCAAGCGGGGATCCGGCTTGCGTTGGATGATGCTCATGTGTTGCTCCTATAGTGATGCGGACTTCAGGATTTAAACCGGCAGGTCTAGGGCCGGCGACGTTACAAATTTGGGGTCGGGTGGGCGCCGTCAGCCTGGCATGCCGGATGCGGCGGCACCGGTGGCAGGCGTGATGAACTCGGCGGCGTGGTCACCCTGCTTCGCCAGCACTTCGAGCAGCGTGTTTTGCTTGCGCATCTCGGCCAGGATCCGGGCTTGGGTTTCGTCGGACAGCGGCACGGAGTCGATAAATTCGCCGGCCTGCGCCATGAGCACGTCAGCGATTGCCGCCTCGGCCCGGCGCGCGGCATCGGCAAGGCGGTCGAGCTTGCTTATCGCGGCGCCCACCGGTGAGCTGTCGATCTCGAAGTCGAGTTCCATCGTGATGACGCTCGGCGCGAGCTTGGCCGGCGACGGCACGTAGCCGAGCATCGCAGCGATCCGGTTGAGTGCGGCTTTCATGCGGCTCCTCCCGCATGATTGACGTTTGTAGATACCGGGCAGCCGTAAATATCGTCAAATGACAGCGAGTGGCCGCGCTCGGCAGCGAACGTAATTAGCCGCTTCGCAACTTCCGGCGGCATGCTCTGGCCTCGCTCGTAGTGGGACACGTTCCCTTGGCTGACCTGAAGCACGTCGGCGAGGGCCTTTTGGGTGACGGCGAGCTGAGCTCGGATGTGTGAAATTCGGTTCATGAAACAAATATTAGTCGGACTGCTAGCTATTGTCAACAGTCGGACTAATTGAAATATATTAGGCTTACTTATATTCTGCTCATATGCCCGCACAACCACTATCATCTGAACAACTTTCCGAAGCTGCAGCGCTCAAAGAGCTCTTCAAGTCTTGGCAGGCAACTCGCAAGGAATCCGGCCTCCCCTCCTCTCAGGAAGCGGCAGCGGATATGCTCGGGTTCGGCCAAAGCGCACTTGCGCAATACCTCAACGGGAAAATCCCACTGAACATAGACGCGGGCGCCAAGTTTGCTGCTTTACTTGGTGTCGGCATGTCGGATTTCAGCCCATCACTTGCAGATCAAGCGGTTCGTGTGGCTGGATCGGTAACCGGCGTGCGCGTCACCGATGACGATGACCATGCACCCGCGACCATCGCAATTCAAATGGTTTCCATGCACGTTCAGGCCGGCATCGACGATTTCGCCTTTGAGCCAATTCTCGATGAGGAGGGTCAGCATCATGTTCCGCGAAACTTCCTGGAAGAGAACGATCTGCGCCCTGCCGCGCTCGTTGCGGTAAAGGTCAAGGGTGACAGCATGCAGCCCCTCATGTACGAGGGGGACATCGCGGTTGTGAACACCACCGACCGCTCCCGCAAGAATGGCGGCGTGTTCGCCATGAACTACAACGGCCAGGCCGTCGTTAAACGTCTGGTCTATGATCGTCGCGAGTGGTATTTAGCGTCCGACAACCCCGAGTTCAAACCCGCTCCGTGTCGCGGCGCGGAGTGCATTGTCATCGGCCGGATTGTCCACTTCACCCCGAAAAATTTCAGGGATCGGCTTTGAAGCGCCCGAGCGCGTCACTTTTGGAGTTTTGATGAGCACTTTCACGCCTGGCCCGGTTCACCTCGCCACCATCGACCGACAAACAGTTAGGGGCCTTGTTGACGTCGAAGGTGAATATCTCAAGTCCATCGCAGTTGCTGGCGGTAACGTGCATCAGACTGCACTGGACCGCCAAGATGCAATCCAAATCTTCACGTCCACACTCTCACCAGACGAGTCCCTTAAGTTTTACGAGCTCTACAACCAGGAGATTGCGGCAGCTACTCAGGCCGCGAACGACAAACTGCTCGCCGCGAACACGGCAGTAAGCGTACAGCTGTCGCAGCGAGTGCAGGATGCCAGCAACTTCAGCACATGGGTGTCGATCATCGCATTCTTCGTCATACTGATAAGCGCGATAAGTATCGTAAAGAATTGATTTTGCGCTGACCCGCTCACCACCGCGCGTACACAGTGTTAAAGGTAGACATTGAAATATTTGACCGGAACCTCATATGACAGAACATAACGAAGCGCCACGGAAAGAAGGGGTTACTACCCTCGACATGGCCAATGTGACCGAGCAGGATTTTAAGCAGTTTTTGTCTGAAAAGATTAAAAATCATGGGTGTCCGTGCTGCCTCTCTAATAACTGGATGATTCTCGACGTTCCTAACATGGTCTTCGGTTTGGTTGCACTTCCGAAGCTTGGGGGATTCAACATGCCTCCGCCTCATGTCCCGATGTTGAGCATGAGTTGCGTGACGTGCGGCTATATTCGAAATCACGCCACGGGAATTGTGGCTCAATGGAAGGCAGACAAAAAGGCTGCAAAATGACATATGACGCCCGTGCGGATGAAATCTTGCGGAGCATCATCCAGAGTCCACCCGAGAGTGAGGTAAAATTCGAGAACACGGGCATTCAGCTTGTGACCAACGATGTAAACGCGGAAAAAACTTCAAAGGCACCCGTGAGCGCTACCACTGACAAAGATTACATCGACGCCCGCCTTAAGGCGATGTCCGATAGTCTCGACCAGAGGCTAGAGACGGCTGCGGCAAAATCTGATGGGCGACTTGAAGTGATTGAAACTCGCATCGATTCTCGTATCGCATCGCTTGATGCCAAGCTTACTACAGGCATCGCTGCAATGGATGCTAAGATGGATGTGAACTTCGCGCGTTTCGAGGCGCTTCTTCACAAAACAACTGCAGATGTCCATAAAACTTCCACAGACACACTATCCAGAGTCGTTGCAATTGTCTCAGGGTTGATGGGGGTCGGGATTGCTGTGATTGTTTTGGTGATAAACAACATGGCGCCGAAGCCAGCAGTCGCCGCAGCGCAGCCTACGCCGATCATCGTGTACTCTCAGCCAGCACCTCAGACGCCGTCTGCTCCTCAAGCTAAGTAGAGCACCAGCCCGCACCAGCGGGCTTTTTTACGCCTGCAGCATTCCCCCCTGGGGTCTCCACACTCTCTACACCGAAAAACAGCGCGCACCCGGACGAAATGAAAAAATACTATTTTTTATTAGTCCGACTGTTGACATATATAAGTAGTCGGACTAATATTCACTCCATCGACACACGAACAGCGATGGAGAACGAAATGTCACCAGCCGAACTTGCAGCACTTGCCGAAGCCCAGCACCGCGGAGATGCCGCACATGCCGCCCAGGTGCGGAAATGATCGCCCTGATCGTCGGCGTCCACGCCGGCAGCACCTTCAACTTCACCGAGCTGGCTGGCGATGCCATCCGCAACCTGGTCCCGGCGCGCAAGTTGGTCCTGGTGCCGAACCTGGCACCAGCCGCAACCGGCATGGTCACCGTGGCCCAGTTCTGCGCTGCACGCGGCGCCGACCTGCCGCTGGCGACGCTGAGCCGCATCGGTCGCAAAGCTGCGGCACTGAGCCGCGCTGACGGCTTGCTGATTGGCCGCGCCATGGAGCAGTTCGGCGAGGTCAACACCTACGACGCCAACGTGCTAGCCACCGCCTTCGACGCGATCCAGGCCGCCCAATGAATGCCCCGATCAACCTCGCCCTGCTGCAGGCCGCCGCCGGCGTCGCTCCGATCAGGCCGCGCACCGAGCAACCGTCGGTAGCGCCCGGCAGCCGTGTGCTGGTCGTCGGCCACGAGCACGACGGCGTGTTGCTGGACCTGCACGGGATGCTCGACAGCGCCGGCTACGACGTGGTCGACGTGACGCTGACGGGGGACACGGTGGCGTTGACCGCTCTCTTCTCCCGCGACCAGCTGCTGCAGTTCAACGACTGGTGTGACCACCACTTGCCCAGCGCCCACGAGTTGCGCCTGGTGTCGATCGACGAAGCGCGCATCGAGCGCCGCGAATGGGAACGCAACTTCAACGTGGAGCGCCCACCGATGTGATCTCTCGCCGGATGTTGCAGGTAATTCACCCAACAAATTTAGGAGTCCATCGTGAAGAAAATCATTGTAGTAACAGCGCTGTTGACCGCCCTCGCCGCTCACGCAGCACCAGTCGAAAAGCAGTGCGCCGCGCTGGCCAAGGTCGCTGATGTTGTCGTGTTGTTGAAGGCCCAGGGTGCACCGGAAGCACAGGTACAGAAAGAGCTCAACGGCGAGAAGCCGGACCGCCGCCTGGGTCAAGCCATCCGCGACGTGTACGCCGGCGCCAGCTCTGCGCAAGTCAAGGCCGAGTGTCTGGCCGATGCCGCGCCCGGCCCGCTGCGCCCTGGTCGCACGCCCACTGACTCGAACGGCGCGCAATCGATCAGCGACGTGCTGATCACGCACTAAACCGAATGCGGTCGCCGGGCGCTGCTACCGCCCGGCTAGTCCTGGCCAAGCGAAGAAACCGGCCCAGTGGGATCTGAAATGCTCGCGTCGCACTCGCCCCGTGCCGCCGGCCGGCGTATCCGGCCACCACCAACCATAGAAAGGCATCACATGGCAGCAGCTACCCCGACCTCTTTCAAACCTGGCCAGAAGGTCACCGTCCGCGCCCGCAGCAAGGTCGTGCAAGGAAAGTTCCTCAAGGAGCGCCCAGGTGCAAAAGGTCCGTACTACGACATCGACCTGGGCGACAACAAGGTCGGCAGCTACCGCCCTTCGCAGGTGCAGGCGGCGTGACACAACGGCGGCGTTAAGGCCGCCAGTACTACCCGTCCCGCGCCGGGCAAGCGCGGGAACCACAAGTGATCCGGTTGCAATAAGGGTGGACGGTCCGTCTGCAGACGCGCCGGCAATCCGCACCAACCTGCTGGTGTCGCCCGAATACGTGGGCCACGCAGCCGGATCACTTGTGGTGTAGCGCCGAAATGGGAGAAAGACGGCCCTTGAATCCCATCTAAAAACAATAGCAGCAGTAGCTGGGCCTGACCGGGGCAGAACCGGTACCAACAACGAAAAGAACAGGGAGAGCGCGATGCGCGAGGTGAAGATTTTCAAGTGGGAGCGACGAAACATCAAAGGCAAGCTCACCACCGTCAAGGAACTTGAGACGGTCGGTTGGTTTCACCAGTTCGCCCAAGACGACAGCGGAGAAGGCTTACAGATTCCGGTTGCGGTAGTGGAGCTTGCCGACGGCACCGTTCGCGCCGTCTACGCGGAAATGGTGCAGTTTTTGGAGCACCGCGAAGGCGCCGACCTGGTCACAGCGCTGCGTCAAATCGCCAAGAACGAAAGCAGCGAAGGTTACATCGCCATGCGCGCCCTGACCGCAGCGGGTGTTGCATGACGCTGCGCCACATCACCGCAGGCCGCGCCTCGCGCCTCGCCGTGTCGAGCGCCCTGGCCTTCGACTATCAGGACAGTGGCTTTGAGGATGCGCTCACCGTCGGCAACCTCGACGCGGTTGAGCACGTGCCCGCCGGCGGCTGCTACGGCGCGCCCGCCACCGCCAGCCGCAACGCCATCCGCCTGCAACTGACCGACCGTGAAGGAGCCGCATTTTGAAGACTCGCTACATCCGCGCCGCGCTGGTCGGCGCCACCGCCGGCTTTGTCTTGGGTAGTGCCGTCGCCGGCGCGCTCTGGTTCGGCGCCCTGCAATCGGCGGTGTCGCCATGATCTACCAGCTCACCATCAAGCACGCGGACGGCAGCACTGAGCGCCGCACCGCCATTGGCAAGCTGGCCGCCATTGTTGACGCGCTGTACGACGCTGGCGCGCTGGGCGTAACCGCCATGGTGCGCACGTGAGCGCCCTGGAGCCGGGCCTGGTCGCCCAGTTGCTGGCGCACGAGGCGGCGCCGGCCGAGAAGGCGCTGCGCAAGATCGTCTCGCTCTTCACCGGCAACGCCTTCATGAGCGGCCACGAACTGCGCGTGCTGGAAATTGCGATGGAAGGTCTGGGCGCGCCGGCGAGTGAGCGGCGCCAGGCGGTCGAGGCGGCAATCCAGTTGCGGCGCAACCGGGTCATGGGCCGCTACACCGAGCAAGGAAGGGTTGGTCATGAAACTGCGTGAAATTCTGACCATCGGCGCCCTGCTCACCCTGGTCGCGGCCACCTACGGCTACATGCAGGAAGCAGACGCACGCGCCGCGCAGCACGAGCAAGAAATCTGGACCGGCAAGGTCGATAAGTAGCCGGCGCCGCAGCACCACGAATTTACCCGCCACCGGCGGCAATAGCGAAGTCAAAACGGAGAGTGATATGGGAAGCATGAACGAGGTCATCGATATGGAACGGCCGACCACCGGCGGCGAAGTCGCAGCGCCGGCCCCGCAGCACCTGGCGGCAGCGCAGCGCCAGGTGGCCACCACGGCATTCGAGCTGGTGGCCCACGCCGCCGCGCGCGGCGCAAGCATGGATGAACTGCGCGCCTTCATCGAGTTGCAGGAGCGGATTGAGGCGAACGATGCCCGCAAGGCCTACGTCGCCAACATGGCCGAGTTCAAGCGCAACCCGCCCAAGATCGTCAAGGACAAGCTGGTCGGCTACGAGAACCGCGACGGCTCCTTTACCGGCTACAAGCACGCGACCCTGGGCAGCGTCTGCGCAGCGGTGGCAGAAGGCCTGGGCACGCATGGCTTCTCGCATCGTTGGGACACCGAGCAACCGCCGAGCGGTCTGATCGCGGTGACGTGCGTGATCACCCATTCGATGGGCCATTCCGAGGTGACGCGCATGGAAGCGCCGCCGGACAACTCCGGCAAGAAAAACGCCATTCAACAGGTGGCATCGACGATTACCTATTTGCAGCGCTACACGCTGCTGGCCGCGTGCGGCCTTGCCAGTCATGAGCAGGTTGATGACGACGGCAACGGCGGACACCACGGCGGCGAGAGTGCCCAGCAGACAACCACCACACAGGCTGGCGGTGGCGCCGGAACCCAGCCCGGCGGGCTTGCCGCGTACACCGAAGAGCGCTTCAACGAAAAAGCGCCGGAGTGGAAGAAGCTGATCGAGGACGGAAAGAAAACTCCGGCCGCAATGATTCGCTTCCTCAGCACCAAGGCCACGCTGACCGAAGCGCAGCAAAAAACAATCAACTCGTGGGCAGCATCAGCCAATTAATCCGCGCCCGGCGCACATTAAAGGAATCGAATTATGCAACGCGACAACAACCTCACCCGCCAGACCCATGACTTGGTCCAGGGCTCGCCTGAATGGCACCAGTTCCGGTTCGAGCACGACGGCGCCAGCGAGGCGGCCGCAATGCTCGGCCTGTCCAAGAAGACGAAGCGCTCGGAGCTGATCCGCATGAAGGCCACCGGCATCGGCAAAGAGTTCTCGGACTGGGTACAGGCGAACATCCTCGACTACGGCCACGAGGTGGAAGCGCTGGCGCGCCCACTGGTCGAGGCGATCATCGACGATGAGCTCTATCCGGTCACATGCTCGCTGGGCCATCTGAGCGCTTCGTGCGATGGCCTCACGATGTCCGAAGCGATCGCCTTCGAGCATAAGCAGTGGAATGCCGCCCTGGCCGCCGCCGTCGGCGCTGGCGAACTGCCCGACGAGCACGCGCCTCAGTGCCAGCAGATCCTGATGGTCACAGGCGCCGAGAAGCTGATTTTTGTAGTGTCTGACGGCACGCCCGAAAACATGGTCCACATGTGGGTCTACCCGGACGCGGCCTGGTTCGAGCGCATCGTCGATGGCTGGGAGCAATTCGACCTCGACGTGGCAGCATATATGCCGGTCGAGGTAGTCGAGAAGCCGACGGCCAAGGTGATCATGGCGCTGCCGGCACTGGTGGTGCAAACGCGGGGCGAAGTAGTGCAATCCAACCTGCCGCAGTTCGAGGCTGCCGCCACGGCATTCATAGCCACGATCAAGACGGAGTTGGCCACCGACGAAGATTTCGTTAACGCAGACGCAGATGTGAAGTTCTGCCAGCGGGCGGAAGACGATCTTGAACACGCAAAATCCGCCGTTATGGGCCAGGCCACGACCATCGACCAAGTCATGAAGACGATCGACAAGATCAAGGAGCAGTTGCGCGCGAAGCGCCTCGCCCTCGGCAAGCTGATCGACAGCAAAAAGCTGCAGATCAAGGAAGGCATCCTGGCTGCCGTGAAACTGGCCTACAACAATCACGTCGAAAAGCTGGAAGCCGAAATCAAGCCGTTGCGCTTGCCTGCCGGTATGCCCGACTTCGTCGGCGCCGTAAAAGGCAAGCGCACCTTGGCGACTATGCAGGACGCTGCCGACACCATGCTGGCCGGCGCCAAAATCAGCACCAACACCACGGCAGCCGACTACCGTGCCAAGCAGGCCTGGTGCAAAGAGAACGCCGCCGGCTACGGCCACCTGTTCATGGACATGGCGCAGATCATCGCCAAGCCGATGGACGACTTCCAGCTGGTGGTGCGCACGCGCATCGCCGACCACGAGCGCGCTGAGGCCGCCAAGCAGGAGGCGCTGCGCGCCAAGATCGCGGCCGAAGAAAAGGCCAAGGCGGAAGCCGCCGCCGCTGCCGAGCTGGCCGCCCAGCGCCGCGCCGACGCCGAACGCCAGGCGGCCGAGGCGAAAGCCGCTGCCGAGCGCCAAGCGGCCGCCGACCAGGCTGAGCGCGACCGCGTTGCCGCCGCGACCAAGGCGCAGATGGAGCAGCAGGCTGCCCATGTGTCCGCGCAGCGCGCAGCACAGGCCGAAGCAGACCGCGCAGCCCAGCCCACGCAGCCCACCCGCGAAAGCGCCCTCGCCGCCGCCCACCAGAGCCTGGCGCAGGAAAAGGCCGCCGCACTGGCCGACCAGGGCCAGCTCACGGACCTCGCCAACGCACAGGCCGGCACTGCCATCGCCGATGACCTGTTTTCGGCCGGCAGCGCCGCCAGCGCAGGTGACGCCACCACGGCTCCGGCACTGCGCCTGGGCCAGATCGGCGAGCGCCTGGGTATTTCCCTCACGGCCGACTTCCTGACCTCGCTGGGCTTCGCGCCGGTGGCTACCGACCGCGCCGCCAAGTTGTACCACGAAGCAGATTTCCCGCGCATGTGCGCCGCGCTGAGCCGCCATATCGCAGCCGTCCAGGCCAAATTTTCCATCTAACCCGTTCACCACCAGGAGCCATCCATGAACGCAAACAGCATCCCGCTCACCCCGGTCAAGTCCAGCAAACTGCACGCCATCGGCCACGACCCCGCCAGCCAGACCCTGGCCATCCAGTTCTTCGCCAAAGGCGCGCCCGGCAACGTGTACCACTACGCCAATTTCACGGCACAGGAATACACGGCGTTCGCCAGCGCGGAATCGGTCGGCAAGCACTTCATCGCGCACATTCAGCCGCACAAGGACAAACACCCGTACGTGAACATGGGCGTGCCGGCGGCGCCGGTCGCGGCCGAAACGGCGGCGCCAGGAGTTGCGGCGTGAGCCGCCGCATTCCATCGGCCGCGAGCTTGCAGGCCGCGTGCGACAAGTTCAACGCTGCGAATCAGGTCGGCGCCGCCGTCACGGTCCAGCTGGACGGTGGCGAGGTGCGCGAGACGTTCACCACCAGTGAAGCTCAGGTGCTCAGCGGCCACAGCGCGGTGATCTGGCTGGATGGCATTCGCGGCTGCTACCTGCTGGACCGCGTGACGTCGGTGGCGGCCGTATGAGCGTCTGCACAGAAGAGCGCTTCCTGCGCGACGTGGCGCAGCACGAAATGACCGTGATCCGCGACGACGGCGTGAGCCGCCACATCCGTTTCAAGAAACCGGACAGCAGCAATATGTTCTTTGACCTGATCACGTGGCCAGGCTTCCTGTGCTACTGCGGCGATATGGGTACCTACGTTTTCCAGCGTACAAATGACATGTTCGGTTTCTTCCGCAACGGCGGACGCCTGGGCCAAATCGATCACCACTATTGGGCCGAAAAAATCCAGGCAGCCGACCGTGAAGGCGTGCGCAAATTTTGCCATGCGAAGTTCCAGGCGATGGTGCGCTCGTGGGTGGATGATCACGCGGAAAGCTACAAGCCGGACGACGAAGATGCCGAGGCGGTCGCCAAACACGCGGCAGCATATTGTGAACTGCGTGCCGAGGTTGAAAGTGAAGTAGCTCGTGCTGACGACAACGCGACGCGATGCTATGACGCGGCGACCGATTTCCGCCACAACGGCGATGCGTGGCAGGAATTCCATGGCAAGGACGCCGAGTTTGAGTTTTCCGATATTTGGGACGGCTTTGACTACGCGACGAGCGGATACACATTCCGCTTTCTGTGGTGCTGCTACGCCCTGGCCTGGGGCATCGAGAAGTACGACGCGGCCAAGCAACCGACTGCCGAGGCGGTGCCAGCATGATCACCGCCGGCACGCTGGTCGAGGTCGGCCAGCTCGACGACGACGGCACGCTCGGCGCGGTGGTCCAGCGCCCGAATGGCGAACTGATCACCATCACCGGCATGACGCTGGACGAGACGCGCGCGGTGGCGCCGCGCCTGTTCCTGTCGGTAGTGATCACGATCGCTGCGGGAGCACCGCCATGACGCGCCAGACGTTTTTTCTCGTCCATGCCGAGGCCCGGCGCCGCGCTGCTGCATTCGCCGGCACGGCGCCGGAAGGCTGGATGGTCGTATTTTCGGAGCCGCGCAAGAAGCGCGCCCAAGAAGAAAAGTACCACGCGATGATCGGTGAGATCGCGAAACAGATTGAGCACATCGGCCGCAAGTGGGACGCGGACGACATGAAGCGCCTGCTGGTGGACGAATTTGCCGAAGAGATGCGCCTGGCCTGCACGCCGCTGCATCACGACGGCCGCGTCACCGTGAGTTTCGACGGGCGCCGCACCGTACAGCTCGGCATCCAGACCGCCGAGTTCTACGTGAAGGAAGCGGCGCAGTTTATTGAATTTTTGTATGCCTTCGGCACCGCGCGCGGCGTCGTATTTTCAGAATAGGATCACCATGTTCAAAAACCTTCAGATCTACCGCCTCCCGCGCAATTGGCCCATGACCGCCGAGGCGCTGGCCGCCGCGCTGGAGCCGCACGCATTCACACCGGCCAGCAGCAATGAGCTGGTCCGCCAGGGCTGGGACGCACCTCGCAAGGACGGCGGCCTCGTGCATGCCGTGAACAAGCAAATGCTGATCCGCCTGCGCGGCGAGAAGAAGCTGCTGCCAGCCACCGTCATCAACCAGGTGACGAAGGCGCGCGCCGCCGAAATGGAAGAAGCGCAAGGCTTCGCGCCGGGGAAGAAGGCGATGAAGGAATTGAAGGAGCGAGTCGCCGACGAACTGCTGCCGCGCGCTTTCAGCATTGAATCGAATATATGGACCTGGATCGATCCCGTCAACGGGTGGCTGGTGGTGGACGCGGCCAGTCCGTCGAAGGCCGACGAGGTAATCAAACTGCTGCTCAAGGCCGTCGACCGCCTGCCTCTGGAAAGCCTGCGCGTGCAGCGCTCGCCGGTGGGCGTGATGACCGAATGGCTGCAAACGGACGAGGCGCCGGCCGGCTTCACCGTGGACATGGACGCCACGCTGCGCGCCACCGGCGAGAGCAAGGCCCAGGTCGCGTACAAACGCCACACACTGGAGCCGGGCGAGGTCCGCCGCCACATCGAGGCGGGCAAGCAGTGCACGCGCCTGGCCATGACCTGGGACAGCAAGATCAGCTTCGTGCTGGACGAAACGCTGGCCATCAAATCGATCAAGCCGCTCGACGTGCTGACTGAAGAAACGCGCGGCACCAGCCGCAACGATGACGAGCGCTTCGACGGCGATTTCATGCTGATGACCGGCGAGCTGGCGAAGATGCTGGCGGACGTGGTCGATGCGCTGGGCGGCGAGGCAACGGCGGATTCGCCCGGCGTGGAGAAGCGCGCAGCGCCGGGCGTGCAGCCGAAGATCGAGCGCGCCGTGCGCCTGAGCGCTGATCTGTACAAGGTCCGCAGTCACTATCGTGACGGGCTGGCCGAGCTTTATCAGGAAACCATTGAGCCGGCCATCGCGAGCCTGCGCGAGAAGATGTCGGTCACTGGCGAGTGCGCGATTACATGCGCCATTGCCCTGGCCAAGGCCCTGCCGGCGGGATCGCAAGCCGGGCAGCTTTACCTGGTGGCGGCGGTCGAAATCCTGGAGCCAAGCCTACGACCAGCAGCCGGCGACGAGCCTGTGCGCGAGCAGCGCGGGGTGAAGAGCCTGGGCGCCGACGTTCCGGGCGGCGATGGCAGCACGAGCGATCCGCTGTACGACCAGGCCGTGGCCGTGGTACGCACCAACCAGCGCGCGTCGATCTCGTTGGTGCAGCGCCACCTGCGCGTCGGCTACAACCGCGCGGCGCGCCTTCTGGAAGCGATGGAAGGCTCGGTGGTCGGGCCGATACAGTCGAACGGAATTCGCGATGTGATTGGCGTTCGACCTTAGCCGACCAGCGCATCGACCGCACCACGGGCGATGCGGTCGGTATTTTCGAAGGCGTCGGAACGTGCGTCGAAAGGAGTGGCGACGGATGCACCGTGTAGCTGGTCAGCGCCACGAAAGATTCGATAAGCCCCCCGCCAGTCACCAGGCTCGGCCTCGAACGTTGATATCTGGACTGTATAGCCGTGGTAATCGAAAGGTTCTTCCAGTTGCGTCTCGCGCGGATATTGCATTTTTTATCTCCCTATTTGAATGGACATATTAGCATGGCCCTCCCCTACGAAGACGCCACCAGCGGGGTTCAAGCGGGTGACGCCGTGACTGGCCGCATCCTGATCGTCGGCAGCGGCGACGGCCGGCACCTGGCCGCAATGCTCGCCGTTTCCGGAACTCAATTGGGACAGGTGTTGATCGCGAAATTGAAGCAGCGTGACGAGGCAGCCGTACTCGATCGCCTCAATGCATCCCTCGTTGCCTTGGAACTCACTGCCATCGACTCGGCGGCGAAATTTCGCGACATGGTGGAGGCAGTGGCGAAACTCGAGGTCGCGCCGTTGAAGCTCCCCATGCAGCGCGCTGGTGCGCCGGCATTCGGTAGCCCGCGCCCATACCTGAAAAAGAAGAAAGGACGGTCATGATCAGCAGTACCACCGCCCGCCGCGTCGTATGCATCGGCGCCCTCAAGCTGTACGGCCTGGGCTTGGCCGCCCTGCTCTGCGACTGGATGTCGAAGTGAGCGCGCGCGACCCGCTTACGGCGGCCACCGAGCAGGACCAGGCCGACCAGCACGACCTGCGCATCCACCGCGCTAAGCAGCTGGCGCGGCCGGTGATGCACGACGGCCTCAAGAAATTCATTGCCGGCTTCTGCTGGCACAAGGGCGACCGTGGAATGGTCATTTACCTCGAGGGCAGCGCCGAACCGGTGCCGCCCTCTGAAATTACGATATTGGAGCAAGCAACATGAAATTATTCTCGATCGATGATATGAACAGTGGCCACGGCCACGCCCGGAAGCGACCGGACCGCATGATGGCGCGCTGCGGCGGGCCGGCAATCTGCAAGGTCTGCGCGGTAGAGGTGGCCACCATCAATCGTGCGCTCGATGCTGAGAACGAAGGATCCTTCCAGACCCGCGTGCAGCCTTGGATGATGGCGTGCTTCGGCCCTATGATCGCCGGCGACCGCGAGGAGCGCAATCACCGTTTCCTGGAGGAGGCGCTGGAGCTGGTGCAGTCGACCGGGTGCACGGCCAGCGAAGCGCACCAGCTGGTGGACTACGTCTACGGCCGCCCGGCCGGCGAGCCGGCGCAGGAAGTCGGCGGCGTCATGGTCACGCTGGCGGCGCTGTGCCTGGCCCAAGGCCTGGACATGCACAACGCCGGCGAGACCGAGCTGGCGCGCATCTGGACGAAGGTGGAAGCGATCCGCGCCAAGCAGGCGGCCAAGCCGAAACACTCGCCGCTGCCGCAGGCCGTGCAGCCGGCGAGCGGGCGCGAAACGGCGCTACTGGAACAAGCCGCGCAAGCGTGCGACCAGCAAGCAGACGGCGCCAACGGCCCATACCGCTCGGCGTGCCTGCAATGCACCAACGCTTTGCGCGCGCTACGCGATACACTTCGCCAATCCAACAATATCGGGCCGACCTCCGAGCGCGACCTGATCGTGGCGCGCGCCATCCGTGATGCCATGTTTAATGGCTGGAACCCATGCCGTGAAGACAGCGATTTGCGCGGCGTGTTGGCGGCCCTCGATAAGCGGGGTGCCTGATGGACGCCATCCATAAGGCCGGCACCAAGCTCGCCAACCTCGCCTTCAACCTGGCGCAGAGCAGCGCGCTGCCGGCGGAAGTGCGTGCCTCGCTTGACGAGTGCCGGAAGGAGTGGGATGCGGCCGTACGCGCGGCGCCGGCCTCGGCACTCGCCCCGGGCAAGCCGATGTCTGCGTGCTGGTGTGCCACTTGCCGCCCTGTGACGATGCAGGATTCGCGCATGGTGCTGTGCCCATCCTGCGGCAACAAGCGCTGCCCGCGCGCGAACGACCACCGGCCCGACTGCACGGGCAGTAACGAGCCTGGCCAGCCCGGCAGCGCCTATCACGCCACCGTATTCAATTTGGAGACGCCACCGTGATCACCAGTGCCGCTGAACTTGAAATCATCGAGGAACTCGTGCGCAAGGTCGAGCGCCTGGAGTCCGCCCCCAGCACCTTCTTGTCGCCAGAAGACATCGCTGTGCTGACCGGCCGCAAAAACAAAACGCGGCAAATTGAGACGCTGCGCACCATGGGCGTACCATTCTTTGTCAACGGCATCGGACACGCGGTCGTGGCGCGCTCGGCCGTCGAGGGCGGAAAGGCCGTGACCGAGCCGCCGAAAAAGGAGTGGGTACCGCCCGGTTTGAGAAAGAAGTAAATGGGACGAATTGCAACAAAAAATAGAAACCTGCCAGTCGGCATGCGAGCGCGAGTTCGCGGCAAGACGACGTATTACTATCTCGACAAGGGAGGTAAGCCGCGCGTCGAGATCCCGCTGGGCAAAGACTACGTGGCCGCAGTGCGGAAGTGGGCCGAGGAAACCACCAATCGTGAAGCACCTGGTGCTGTGGTGTCATTCAAAGCGGCGGCCGAACGCTACGTGCGCGATGTGCTGCCAAAAAAGGGACCGGCAACCCAGCGGCTCAACATGCGCGAGCTGGCGAACTTGCTCGACTTCTTCGGGGATGCTCGCGAATCGATCGAATCAATCAAACCGATCATGGTGAGGCAGTATTTGGACTGGCGCGCGAAGCAAGTGCGTGACGAAAAGGTAGCGGCAAATGCTGAGCGGCTGAAGGCAGGTCGCAAGCAGATGGCGATGACTGGGACCGAGGGTCATGTCCCCGCCAATCGGGAAAAAGCTCTGCTGTCGCACGTCTGGAACTACGCGAGGGAGACGGGATTGACCAGCCTGGCCAACCCCTGCGCAGGGATCAAGGGCTTCAAGGAAGCCGGGCGCGACGCCTACATCGACGACGCCATTTACTCGGCCGTCTGGAATGTGGCTGAGCCCGGTCTGCGAGACGCCATGGATCTGGCGTATCTGTCCGCGCAACGCAAGGCGGACGTGCTGAAATTCTCGAGATCGGACCTGAAGGATGAGCAGCTGACGGTGGTGCAGAACAAGACTGGGAAGCGGCTGCGGGTTTCAGTGGAGGGACAATTAGCGGCCGTGATCGAACGGATCAACAAGCGCAAGGTGGCCGGCATCGCCCTGGTGTGTAACGACAAGGGCGAGCGGATGACGGAATATATGCTGCGGGGCGCATTCGACCGTGCGAGGCTCGCGGCCGCGGCAAAGTATCCACATCTGAAAGTAGGCGTGGAAGCGTTCCAGTTCCGCGATTTGCGCGCAAAGGCTGGCACGGACAAAGAAGAAAAAGACGGGATGGACGCGGCCCAGGCGCAGCTCGGGCACTCGACTTCGGCAATGACTGCACACTACGTGCGGCATCGACGCGGCAAGCTGGTGAAGCCTACCAAATAGACTTTTTGCGGAAAAGATACCGGTTTGCGGAAATCGAAATTCCAGCTGAAAAGCTGGAACCCGCATGTTTGCTGGTGCTCCGAGCCGGAATCGAACCGGCACGCCTTACGGCGGGAGATTTTAAGTCTCCAGTGTCTACCAATTTCACCATCGGAGCAACACAGCGCAGTATTATGACACAAGCGGCGCACTCCTGCCATACCGACAACAGTGCTTTCCAATGCGCCGCACAACCGACCAGGCGCCTCACCGCCCGCGCACCTCGCGCACCACCTGCGCCGCGTCATGCACCAACTCGCCGATGTCCTTGCCGCGCCGGTGCTCGAGCCACAGCACAATCGCACCGAGCAGCCACCACGCGGGCAACCCCGCCAGCACCAGCACCGGGCACGCCACCACCAGCACGCCCAGCGCGGCCGGCGCGCCGTACAGCACGGCCAGGATACGGGCGGACTCGAACAGCGTGGGCCACCAGCTGTGCAGCGCCACCAGCAGCAGCGGTCCCAGCAACGCCGCCGTGCAGACCGAGCAGGTCAACCGCACCAGCGCTTCGCGCCGGGTGCGCGGCCACATGAACAGAAAAGTCAGCGCGGTGGCGGCCGCGCCGGCGCCGACGGGCAGCGCCAGCAGCTGGACTAGCGCGGCAGCACTGAGGGTGGCAGGATCGGAAACAGGCATGTGGGGCTCACTGGTGGGGGAAATAACGAGACAGGTTGAATAATAGCACTGCTATTACTAAAATCAATAGCAAAGCTCGTCAAATTTGTATCCGCATGCTAAACTTCCCTTCATGAAACCCGACTCCAAACCTCTCGACACCTGGCAGCTGGAAGACGCCGCGCGCCTCAAGGCGCTGCTGGCCGCGCGCGCGCCAAAAATCTCGCAGGCGGATTTCGGCGCGCAGTTCGACATCGGCTCGCAAGGCATGGTGTGGCAGTACCTGGCGGGCCGGCGGCCACTGAATATCAAGGCTGCCACTGCATTTGCGCGCGGTCTGGCCGTGCCGGTGGATGCGTTCAGTCCCACCATCGCGGCGCAGATCGCCGAGGCGTCGCGCGCGGTGGCCGGCGTCGACCTGCCCGATGCGCGCGCAGTGACCGATGATGACGACCTGGCGCCGCCGTCGCTGGCGATCGAGCTGGTATCGCTGCATCTGCAGGCCGGCATCGACGGCATCGAGACCGTGCCGCTGTACGAGGCCAATGGCCAGCACCATGTGCCGCGCCAGTGGCTGGAAGAAAACGACCTGTCGCCGCAGGCGCTGTTGGCCATCAAGATCAAGGGCGACAGCATGCAGCCGCTGATGTACGAGGGAGATATCGCCGTCATCAACACGGTGGACAAGGCGCGCAAGGCCGGTGGCGTCTTCGCCATGAACTACAACGGCCAGGCCGTCATCAAGCGGCTGCTGTACCAGCGCCGCGAATGGTTTCTGGCGTCGGACAATCCGGCGTTCCGTCCCGAGCCGTGCAAGGGCGCCGACTGCATCGTCATTGGCCGCATCGTCCGTTTTGACCCGCGCAATTTCCGCGACAGGCTCTGAACCTTGGAAGTTACCGCCGCCGTCATCGTCCTGCGCCAGCTGACCGTCGCCGTCATCCTGGTGCCGATCGACGCCACCTATCCCGAACCGGGCGCGCGCCTGATTGCCGCAGCACAGCGCGTGTTCCCCACGCTGCCCATCATGCTGGTGTCGCCGCGCGTGGGCGGTTTTTCGCGCAGCTATGCGCATTTCGACGTGGCTGGCCTGATCGACCAGATCGACACCAGCCGCATCGCGTGGCGCCAGTATGCAATCGTCGCGCCGGCAGAGCCGCCCCTGCCGTTCTAG